TGCATATCTGCGTGTGCGAGTTCCTGAATGAAATTGCTTGACATGGCAATTACCTGGGGTTTTGTGAATTCTACCCCCGAATTATGGCCTAAAAGCCCAGGTCAGAGAAATTTTTCACCCCCGACTTGCAGCTTGAGGCTCTCTGAGGCACCTTTGCCAGGGGGAAGTAGACCTCGAAGTTCCACGAGGAAACCTAGGAGCGTGGTCGTAGAGCACCTGATCCCTCTCATGCAAGAGGAAATGGAGTTCCCCGGAGAGGAGTGGTAGAATGGAAGAGTTGAAAGGAGAATTTTATGGGTAAACCAATGAAGGCTGATGGAGCCTCCAAGACAGCAAAGAGATCTAACTTCAAGAGTCTGGCCCCGAGCCAGATCGAAGAGATCCCACCAATGCCTAAAGCGTCTGACTGGGTAACGCTCGCACATATATTGCAGGCGAAGGCAGCAGGCGTAGATCTAAAGCAGCGGAACTCAAAAGATCAGGCGATCTACGACCAAGAGATTGACGAGTCGATCATTGATGAAGTGGACTGGTCTCAGCCGGTCAAAGACTGGTGGGTTGACATCTGGAGCTCACCTATGAGTAACGAGTTCGTGGACTCAGATATTCACGGCCTGTACATGGCGTGCTTCTATTTCGAGGAGTCGCTCAATCCGCACTACAAGCCAAGCGATCGCATCGCCTTTGCTAAGCAGTTTGAGAACTCAGTCAAGAACTACGGCCTTAACCCATCTGCACGTGAGAGTCTCCGCTGGCAGGTATCTCAGGGACAGGCAGCACAGCAAAGGACGAGTCAGCTTCGAGCAGCAGCTGGGGCTGGCAAGGAATACAGAGGAGAGGACACGCTCGGAGATTTCTATGAAGGATTTGGCTAAAAGCGCGAAGAGAGTGGTCCAGGAATTAACCCTCAGTATCACGTGTATAAAGTAGGAGAAATGAAGGAAACGTGGCCGACGCTATATTGGGCCAGTGAGGATTTAAGGAACACCCTGAGAGAGAAAGAGGTAGTAAAATGAAACTAATTAAGAGAGCCCTAATGACATTCGCACTCGTGCGGATCGCACAGATCATCGCATTCGGCATCCGAGTGGGGAATCTGGAGCAAGCGCTCAATGACAAGGACAATCCCTAAGCGGAACCCCAGGAGGTGCTCGACTCAAGAGTGCCCTGGAAATGCTTAAGGGAGACACGAGAGAAGCTCAAATTCACAGGGCACAGGCGTTAGCATCCAAGGCGGAACTCAGGAAGGAGATGATCGAGAACTGTGTATGATTTCGCACTCAGCGTTCAGGCGCTGGCCTACAAGCTAAGGCTCACGTACATCTACTGGCGACAGGGAACCCCTCTATGGCAGGCGTTTAAGGAGACCTAACCCCTCAACTACCCCCGACTACCCCCACACATGGACTCTACTTGCTTAGGCAGGTAGAGTCTTTTTCGTAAGCAAGACAGCAAGACAGCAAGACAGCAAGACAGCAAGACAGCAAGACAGCAAGACAGCAAGACAGCAAGACAGCAAGACAGCAAGACAGCAAGACAGCAAGACAGCAAGCCAAACACTAGGAGGTTAAAATGGATATGAGTTTTATCGTGGACCACCACGTTTCCGCTGGCGGGATTCTCTTTCAAGACGAGATGCCCGTCGAGGTCAAGGTCTTTGATGCTCTGCCAGGAACAGAAGTCACGACAGGATTTGACGGAGAGGCTGGTCTACATTCCTTCTTGTGGGAACCGGCAGTGTATCTTGATGGGTTCCGCCTTACTGAATGGTCAACTATGGACGAGGCAGTTGCACGAGCTACCACATGGAGGGAGCACTACGTCCGACTCAATGAAATTCGACAGCCCTCCTTCGAGAGGCTGGGAGAGATGACCACAGGGTCGGGACCCTTCAAGGTGCAGGTCTCTGTATGGAAGGTCCAGATCTCCGGACTAGAAGGCAAGATCGTGAAAGCCACGACCAGCCACCACGAAGAAAGGATTTACGCAGTATGATTGGTATTATTTTTGAATCTAAGGGAGGCACCACCGCTCGTTTGGTGAAGAACTTCTCTCGCTACATCACCGAAGACAGGGTGGTCCATCGTATCGGGGAGGGTGAGCCTCTTCCGAAAGAACTCTTGCAGGCAGACAAATTCCTTCTCGTGCTTCCCACATACGAGAACTTCAAGGAGCAGCGCAAAAACCCAAACGCACCGATCCGGTTCATTTCCGAGGAGGCAGAAGCGGTCGCAGCGATCCTGATGGCCCTTGGAAAGCCAGTTGCAGCGGTATGCGCCGGAAACCGAACCTTCGGAGCGGATTACGGAGCTGTAGCTAATGAATTGTCCCGCCTAGAGGTGCCAGTTGCCACTAAAGTGGAACTGAGCGGAGACGAAATTGATTGGCAGTACATCGGAGAGGTAGTGGCGAGAATAAAATGACACGGAGCATGGATTACTACTCTCAGGGAGGCCCCCTATCTTTCATTGAGGAGAACCAGATGGAGTGGCTGAAGATCGAGGGTATCTACGACTTCTCTAACCCAGAGATGCCATAATTACCCCCGGTTACCCCCCGGAGTTGACAAGCAAGACAAGACCCCGTAAATTCAAATGTGTTGGCAACAAAGACCAACAAAACCCAAGGAGAGGAACTCTATATGAGCACCACCGCAACCCCATCCATTTCAACCCAGAAGGAGACCCCTATGTCTACCGCAACCCCATCCCCAGTCCAGAACGCACCTCAGCTCTTCGATTTCAAGGGATCCGAAGTCCGAACCATGACTCAGAACGGCGAACCGTGGTTTGTCCTTGCCGACGTGTGCAAGGTCTTGGAAATCTCACAGCCTCACCGAGTAGCAGCCCGTCTAAATCAGGCTGACGTAACCCGTAGTACAGTGACGATTACGCAGGTCAACGGCGAATCCGCAACCAAGAGTATGAACTACGTCAGCGAGTCCGGCCTCTACGATGTGATCCTTGATTCACGTAAGCCTGAAGCTAAAGAGTTCCGCCGTTGGATTACGTCTGAGGTGATCCCATCAATCCGCAAGCACGGAGCTTACCTCACCTCCGAGAAGATCGAAGAGGTTCTACTTAACCCAGATGCCATCATTCAGATCGCTCAAAGCCTCAAAGCGGAGCAGCAAGCGCGTCTGGAAGCAGAAAAGAAGCTCAAGCTAGAAGCCGAGGCTCGTAAAGTGGCACAGGAGCAGATCGAAGCCGACCGGCCAAAGGTCGATGCTTTCGACGCTCTCATTGCTAAGGGAGAGTCTGAGATGGTCGGAACCGTAGGGAAGACTCTCGGAATCGGTCAGAATAAGCTCTTCCAGTTCCTTCGAGACGAGGACATCCTGATCTCTAAGGGTCAGCGAAAGAACATCCCTTACCAGAAGTACGCAAAGTACTTCGACGTGAAGCAGCGCCTCGTCAAGACCTGGGACGGCAAGGAAATCTACCAGTCTACGACCTACGTTAAGCCTGTAGGAATGAACTTCATTCGTAAGCGCCTCGTAGCAGCGGGAATGATGAAGTAAAACAAACAATCAAGGGCCGAAAGGCCCTTTTCTTATCCCTAAAATGAAGGAGAGATATGACAATACTTACCGCTCTAATTATCTTTGCAATTATCGCTCTAGAAGTGACTGGGTTCTTCCTCGCTCTAACTGAAGTTTTAAGGGAGATTACGAGCCATGAGAAGATCGACTTTACATACTCAATTCTCATGGCGATCGTCTCCTGGCTCTTATTCTCTTCGCTCCTAGTAACTCTCCAGATCGCCAGCAATCTGTAAGAAGGCACAAATAAACCCCTGCCGGACACTAAAATATGTGTCTAGCAGGGGTTTTGTTATGCCCGGAGTCGATGAGAGGTTCCGCCTCCTCAACCTTGAGGATTTTTAAACGCTCTGTGTGGCCGTCTAAGCGATCGAGATGTCCATTTGATATAAGTAGACCCAAGAGACGTTTTAGGCCGTCTACGGGGATTCTAGAGGGTGATTTGGGGCATCTCAGTTTGGATCGTCAACCATCCTTTGCAGAAAGCCTCAAAGCGGAACAGCAAGCGACCGGCTGACTAACGCTGACTAACCAGAGTCTCGGAGCTGTCCAGATCGCCAGCAATCTGTAAGAAGGCACAAATAAACCCCTGCCGGACACTAAAATATGTGTCTAGCAGGGGTTTTGTCATACCCGGAGTCGATGAGAGGTTCCGCCTCCTCAACCTTGAGGATTTTTAAACGCTCTGTGTGGCCGTCTAAGCGATCGAGATGTCCATTTGATATAAGTAGACCCAAGAGACGTTTTAGGCCGTCTACGGGGATTCTAGAGGGTGATTTGGGGCATCTCAGTTTGGATCGTCAACCATCCTTTGCAGAAGTCGGATTCTATAGCAGCAAGCGACCGGCTGACTAACCAGGGTGCTGTGTCGCTCTCGGAGCTGGAGGAGAATGCGGTTATCTTGAGGGTCTACTTGGCTCTTCTCTTCGTCATTCGTGAGGCTCAAAGGCTCTCCTGGCTCAGGGAGATGGAAGGCCTCGGAAACCTGATCCAAAATACCGCAGCGATTAGTCGCTAGGCGAAGCAGTTCGGCTGCCAGGCCTGCAAACACGAGGGGGATACCTCCAGGAACTTCTCTCCAGGGGATCTCATTCTTGTGGGGCCCTCTGAAGTGCATTCGCTCAGAGACCTCGATGTTCTCTTCGTCGGTAAGCTTCCATCCCTCGCCAATGAGCTCTGGTCGTCCGCCGTAGCGCTGACCATCAAAGAACTCTCCCCACATGCTGAGACGATCCAGCGAGGAGAGGCGAGCTCCAAGGTGACTCATTCGCAGCCAGGCTGCCAGGACAGTCACCGCCAGGAGCTGAGAGGGGCCATCTAGAGGCTCCCTAGCCTTGCGGTCGAGGTCTTGAGCGTGAGCAATGAAGCCTCCATCGAGCGCTGGAATGACCTTTTCGTCGCCATCACAGGTGTCGATAACGAGCCTCATGAAGTCGTCAGCGAGCGCGTCTCCGTCACAGCTACCTAGGACTCGTCCCGCTGCTCTCACAAGCTCGATTAGGCCACAAGCTCGGAACTGATCCGGGGCCAACAGCACCACAGGATCAGGAGCGGACGAGAGAGCGATCTCTAGCGGGGATTCCTTCCAGGTGTCGGGGGTATCCCAGTCAAGAGGAGTGACGTTCCACGAGCGGTACGCCCTCATTCTGGCGCAGGAAGCATCTCGGCTCTCTGGAGCTACGGAGAGCATGAGCTCTCTCAGGCGAGCTCTGGCGATCTTCCTGAGGATTGGGGCCATCAGGCTGCGCTTCACAGTCACCCTCGACGCGGAGGAGTGTGCAAATAGCGCTCGGCTCACCTGCTCGTCAAAGCGCCATAGCTGGACATCAGCGCTCACTCGGCTAAGCGTCACCGCTGTGGATGGCTCGAATAGCGCAGCAGCGAAGCTGGCCTCACCTAGGAGCTGGCTAGCTACGTCTCGCACGTCCTGGGGGGACTGGCCTCGCTCCGCAAAATTTCTGTCTTCGTTCGGTTGCATGATCTCGATTCTGGACTCCGGGGTAATTTTCTTCATACGAGAAGTCTACCATACTCGCGTAGACGAGCGCAAGTCCTGGTTTGGTTCCGCCTCGTTTTTAGGGTGTGAGAGCTAGCTCATAGCGTCTGACCTGCGGTTATGTCCCAAAACCACCTCTGACCTGCAAGAACGTGATAATCCCCCTAAAAACACCCTCTGACCTGCAACGATACACAAGATTCACTTTGCTCAATCGAGGCGAATTGCTGTATCGTTGCAGGTCAGAGCATGATTTTGAGAGCGCAGTTTCGAATTCACCTTTTGAAAAATATATATATATAAGAGAGAAGGGGGGAAAAAATTTTTGGGGTAAGGATTTGGGTACTGTTTTTTTTCTCATATATATTAATTTTTTTAAAATGAATTATTGAATTATTTATTATTTATTAGTATTATAGTATATAGTTTTCCCAGGTCAGAGGGGTTATATTCAAAAAATCGAAAAAATCATTTTCAAAAATTCAGCCTGAGTTAGAGTGAATTACTTATAGTGAGTTAACCACTCTTTTCCCAGGTCAGACTACAAATCAGAGGCGGAAACCAGTAGTTCAGGGGCCGACCCAGAAATGAGGCTTCTAACCTTACAGTGCCTACAGTAAATGGAGGGCCTTATACGGCTCCTTGTGGTCCTCGCCACAGAGAGAATTAGCTTAGGTGGCAGCGATTAAGGGTCCTTAAAAGCTTACAGTTGGCCTAAAAAGCTCCTTTCGCCCCTCATGGATTAAGTAGAACTCCCTAACCTCCCGAACGTTAAAACCTGACAGATAAAACGAGAGGTGACAGTTTTTGTTCGATCTGCTAGTCATTACAGTGCTCTCTTACGTGTGCGATTTTTAAAGAGCTCCCGAGCTGAGGGTGCTCCCAACATGACAGATAAAACGAGAGGTGACAGTTTTTGTTCGATCTGCTAGTCATTACAGTGCTCTCTTACGTGTGCGATTTTTAAAGAGCTCCCGAGCTGAGGGTGCTCCCAACATGACAGATAAAACGAGAGGTGACAGTTTTTGTTCGATCTGCTAGTCATTACAGTGCTCTCTTACGTGTGCGATTTTTAAAGAGCTCCCGAGCTGAGGGTGCTCCCAACATGACAGATAAAACGAGAGGTGACAGTTTTTGTTCGATCTGCTAGTCATTACAGTGCTCTCTTACGTGTGCGATTTTTAAAGAGCTCCCGAGCTGAGGGTGCTCCCAACATGACAGATAAAACGAGAGGTGACAGTTTTTGTTCGATCTGCTAGTCATTACAGTGCTCTCTTACGTGTGCGATTTTTAAAGAGCTCCCGAGCTGAGGGTGCTCCCAACATGACAGATAAAACGAGAGGTGACAGTTTTTGTTCGATCTGCTAGTCATTACAGTGCTCTCTTACGTGTGCGATTTTTAAAGAGCTCCCGAGCTGAGGGTGCTCCCAACATGACAGATAAAACGAGAGGTGACAGTTTTTGTTCGATCTGCTAGTCATTACAGTGCTCTCTTACGTGTGCGATTTTTAAAGAGCTCCCGAGCTGAGGGTGCTCCCAACATGACAGATAATTGAGGAGATTTTCAGAAAAGAGTTGACATTGCAGACATGACAGCGTAAACCTGAAGGGGTAAGCGAGCAGAAAACCAACCGAAAGGAGACTCGCAATGCACAAGAATTTTGACGAGAAGAGAGCCTCAGCATCAGACCCTAAGGCCGATTTCAACTATGGATTTTCCGAAGGAACACTAGTGATCAGGATCTCGGATGTTGTCAGGAACGCCTGCGACATTAAACCAGGCGGTCGAGTATGGGGAAACGCCTTCCACCTGAAGGCCAAGGATCTCCCAGGGGCGAGAATCTATAAGGGAACGTGGGTGGCCCCGGCAAAGGAACTGGCGGAGCTCGTGTCTTCACGAGGCGACCTCCCGAAGGCAGAAGAAACCCTCCGAGCGCTAGTTCACGCGATCCGCATGGAGAGGATTGAAGGCTCAGAGGTTTGGCTGAAAGCTCAACAGGATCGGCTGGACGAGATTACCGCGAGGGAGCGAGAAGAACGAGAGTCCCGAATGAAGGCGCTGCTGGAGAGCGTATTGGATTGGGAGGAGGAAGAATGAAGGCGGAACCGAAAGAAGAGGGAGTCTATGAAACCGAGATCAGGAAGGTCAGAACAGAAGAGGTTGAGGGGGAGCTATTTTCCTCGGTCCGGGACGCGTTAAGGATGGCCTGCGGAATACTCTGCGGGGACAGAGGTGTGTGGGAAAGGCCTTTCTTAGAGGCGATAGAGATCCCTGGGGCTATTAAGTACGAGGGATTAACGTTCGCTCCAGCATTTGACCTAGCCGAGTTTGTCGCCACCTGCACGGAGCTTCCGAACTTTGCCGAGGCTTGCGAGTCGATCCTCGACGCAGCGGAAGAAATTAAGCAGCGCGAGGCAATTTCTCAAAAGAGCAGAGAGCTCGTGTTGAGGGCCAGAAAAGCCAAGGAGGAAATGCCTAGGCTGAGAGATAAGAGCTTAGACGAGCTGGCAATTCCAAGTCCAACCGCATCAATTGACAACCAACAGCGGAACCTGTAGACTGATTCAGGTAAGCGAGACACACATACATCAAGGAGGAAACATGGATTACTTTGAAAATTTCATGGAAGAGGCAGAAAAATTCCTGGAGCGAGCCGACGCGCTCCTAGAGGAGATTACTAAGGAGCAGGAGCCAGAAAAGAAGGGAGTATCCTGGGACGAGCTTTCGGACTGGGTTGCCGAGTCAGAGGGGGTTCAGGAGTTCGAGGAGGACACTGATGCTGAACAGCCGGTGTACGTCACGAAGGAAGCTGACCTACACGCCGAGTGCGAGAACTGTGAGCAATGTGGAGAATGCGGATGCGACGAGTACCTCAATCATGATAGCTACGACGAGGAGTTCTGGGAATGGATCGAGGAAGAGCGTGAGCAGGAAGACGAGTGGGATGCCTCCGAGCGGATCTCCCTGCTAGATTATCGAGAGGGTCTGTTCCGTCACCTGAGGGAGCAGAACCCGAAAAACGGAAACGATAAGCTATTTCTACTTACTAACATCGTCTCCGATCTGGTCTGGGAGATCGCAGAGGGCCCAGATGTCGTTACTTTCGGAGAGAACCCCGAAGATCGCAGAGCGGGCCTGATCTCCAGCGCTCACAGGACCATCGAAGGGTCAAGCTATCTCCTAGCCTTAATCGAGGAGAGCCTTGGCTCAATAAGCGTCTACGTGAACCTTCACGACGCGGAGACCGAGATTCAGAAATACCTTAAGGGGAAGAACTAAATGAACGACTATAAGATTTTTGACCTGTCCTTGCCGGACAACTACATCATGGAGCTCAGCATTGACGATCTCCACACTCTCCTGGCGGAGTCCAGTCAGGCCTGGGATGACCTCGAAGCAGAACTGGACGAGCTGATGTGGGCTGATGATCCGCGAGGGAGTGGCTTCTTGGCCTACACACCAGCCCCTCCTAGCGAGTACACCTACCATCCATCCCTATACGGACCTCAAATTGACGCAGACCCTAGCTTCCGTAAAAAGTTGGGAAGAGCGGAACAGCTAGCCTCTCTCGCTGGCTCAGCACGAGCTATCCGAGAGACCGTACTGATGGTTTTGGAGGGTCGGAATGCGTGATCTGCGTGACGAGGTAGAGGAGCTATTCGAGAGCGCTCTACCGGAGAATGAAGAGCTTGTAGAGGTGGTTTATATCGCCTTAACGAAGCGACCAGAGAATGTCGAAGGCCAATATAACTTCACGATTGGCGCAGGAAAGCAAAACCAGAACGACATCAGAAAGCAAATGTTACTTAAAGCAATGGAGGTATTTTAATATGGCGAATTTCGTTGATCGGAAAATCGTGCTGACTGCAAAGCCGGTGCTGACCATTGAGGGGCAGGAGCATCTCGCAAATCTCTATGAAAATGCCGGTGCGAACCGGCATGACCTAGACCGGAACGTATCTGAATCTTCCCCCTGTGCAGCTGTCATCGCCACAGCAGCGGGACGAGGCTGCTACCGCAGCTGGGATGTCCCTAATGAGGCGACCAACAGCACAGAGGAGTACCTCAAGAACATCCTCCGTCAGAAGCATCACTGCTACAGCTCGGATACTGAGGTTCTAACTTCCGAGGGATGGAAAAGGTGGGAGGAAGTCTCAATGAACGACTCCTTTGCAACCCTCTCTGCGTCGGGGCAGGTCGAATATCAATACCCCTCGGAAGTTATTCAGGAGGAGTACCAAGGAGATATGGTAAGAGCTAAGGCTAAGGGGGTTGACCTCCTAGTCACCCCGAACCATAAGATGCTTGCCTGCATCACAACCACTAGGGCCGGGAGGAGAAAAGAGAACTTCTCCCTAATCCCTGCTGACCAGCTCATCGGGGTCTCTCATGCCTATAAGAAGGACGGGGATTGGAGGGCCTCGGGATCTGGAGCAGGAGAGGATTTCGCCTGGCTAGTCGGATTCTTTGCGGGTGACGGAAGTATACAGGGCAAATGGGACAACCAGATTGAGTTCCACATGTCCAAGGCCAGAAAGATGTCGGCACTCTCAAAGGCTATCCAAGCTCTAGGGTGGAAGATGTCAGCAAGGTATGAAAAGCAGAGGGAGGATACCGGCCACTTCTCCATTTTTCTCCCTGAGGACAAGGTTGAATTCTTCCGAAGCTTCTACGACGAAGACAGCCAAAAGAGAATCCCCCAAGAGTTCATAATGTCCCTAAACAAGGAGGAAAGCCTAGCCCTCCTTCAGGGAATGATAGATTCTGACGGGTCAGTGACCAATGAGTCGGGGACAGGAAGAGTCTTTGACTCCACCTCAAAGAGTCTCCGCGACGCATTCTCTCAAGTAGCCTTGCACGCAGGTTTTGCAGCGAACGAGGTCGAGGGGTCAACCGTAATCGCCGGGACGGAGGTAGAGATTAACGGAATGAAGACTACGCTGGCTAGAGACTGCAAGAGAGTCAGCCTTTCCGAGAGGAACCTCCGGCCAGAGATAGGAAAGAAGGATAGCGGGGCCAGCAAGACCTCTTACGGCTGGGAGAAGTATTCTGGAACGGTATATTGCGCCACAGTCCCGAACCACACTCTTTACGTCAGGAGGAATGGGAAGCCTGTCTGGTCCGGGAACTCTGTGCTGGAGCACACCAGCTTCACGTTCCATATTGAGAATGTGTCGAGAGCAGCAACGCACGAGATCGTTCGACACCGACACTTTGGGTTCTCTCAGGAGTCTCAGCGCTTCGTGCTGGACAAGCGAGGCCGAGACATTGTGTGCCCTCCTCTCCTGAGAGAAAACAAGGAAGCTCAAGTGTGGCTAAATAACCTGGCTGACGAAGCTTTCGATATTCGAGACAGTCTCGTATCTAAGATCAAGGGTGAGCGCGATGACCTCAAGCGAAAGGAGATTGTGGAGGCTGCGCGAGCTGTCCTGCCGAATGCAGCAGCGACAAGCCTGTTCGTAACAGGTAACGCTCGTTCGTGGATGGAGTTCATTGACAAGCGAGATTCTCCAGCAGCAGACGCAGAGATCCGAGAGGTAGCTCAAGAGATCCACGAGCAGCTGGCAGAGGCCTTCCCTGAGATCTTCGGTGAAGAAGCAACTAAGCTATGGCGAGGAATTTCCAACCAAGAAGGAGTAAAGAATGACAAATAACCGACTATCGCTGGCAGTTCGAGATCTGGCCCTTGAGGTTCGCGACTGGAATGAGAAGGCGGGACAGCTAGACGATTGCGAGAGTGTATACTCTAACGACGAGGACAGAGAGCTGGCTCTAGTAATTATCCGAGAGGAAGTTGACGAGCTAGAAGAGGCCCTGAAAGAGGGTGACGAGGTAGAGGTCGTAGACGCTGTATGCGACATCATCTTTACCGCTCTCGGAGCAGCAGCTAAGGCTGACGTGAGCCAGTACATTGAAGCCTGCATGCTAGAGGTCATGAGGTCCAACAACTCTAAGCTCGAAGGTAAGCGAGAGGTGAAGCCTAACGGCAAGCTCGGCAAGGGGGCTAAGTACCGCCCTCCGCAGATCGGGGAGATCATGAATCGAATTGACACCATCGGCTACTAATAGCTAAAGAGAAGGCCCTTCGGGGTCTTCTTTTTGTATCAACACAAAGGAGAAAGCATGGAAGAGTGGAAAGACATTAATGGATACGAAGGCTACTACCAAGTATCGAATTATGGACGAGTAAGGAGTCTTGATAGGGTGGTTCCTCACGCCAAAGGAGAACTCTCAAGACACCATCAGGCACGGAAACAACTACTGGATGAATCGGACGCATTGCAAGAATGGACATGAGCTTAAAGAGGGAACTCTCCGGCTAGACAACAATGGAAAAACTAGGACTTGTCGTATGTGTGAGAGAAGAAGAGACCGAGAGGGCTACGTAAGAGCAAAAGCGAAAGGAGCACACCCTAACACTCTCAATGGCTTAAAAACTCACTGTCCGCAAGGTCACGAATACACCCCAGAAAACACCTCTCAGGGGTCGAAAGATAGAAAGCACCGCAAATGCAAGACCTGCAACCGTAATCGAGAGCGTGAGAGAAGATCTAGGCTGAAGGCCGAGAAAGTTGCTCGTGAGGGGTGACATGTGATAGAATATAGGGTGACAATGTTCATCCTATAGGAAAGGAGGTTGACCCCAACTATGGCTAGAGCTTCAGGACGCGGAGGAAAAGGACGCGGGAAAAGAAGACTTTCCACGGCAAAGAAAGGCCACGGAAAAGCAGGCTCCCGTTGGGGTCACTAGCTCGGCTTTAAGCCGAAGAACGCTGTGGCCCGTCAACTAAAGGCGAAGACATACAAGAAGCGGGGCGTTAAGTCCCGAAGGAAGAAAAGGTAAGGAGGGGGAGATTGGCAAAATATTGTACGTGGGTAACTGAGGAGCCAAGATACCAGCAGTGTCATAACCTGGCTATTGCTGGGACTTATCGGTGCGCTGAACATCCAGCGCAGAAGATTCGGCGCATAGGAAATCTCTCTCAAGCTCAGAAGGAAGCTATCCGAGCCAGAGATAACCATTCGTGCGCCGTGTGCGGGGAGAGAGCAAATGACGTAGATCACATTCAGGAGCTTTCAACATTCTCTCATGAGGACCTATGGAAGGCTAATCTCCCCTCCAACCTTCAACTTCTATGTGACAAACATCACAAAAAGAAGAACAAGGAGTTCGCCAAGGAGAAGAGACCAGAGATGTTCGTGTATGACCACTCGGTTTCTCCTAGAGCGAATAAAAAGAGAAGAATGAGGATCGAAGGCTATGGCATTTATTGATATTGATAGAGCCGAGATCATCGTTCCTCCTCCAGCTCGTGACGCAGATGGGAAAATTACCCCCTGGCCTACACTAGGCCCTCAACTTATTGAATTTTTCGAGTCCCACTTCGTCTACGGACCAGGAACTCTGAAGGGTAAGCCTTACGTCGTTCGCCGTGAGTTCAGATACCTACTTATGCGCCTGTACGAACACTATCCAGAGGGAACAGTGTTCGATGATGACGGAGAAATTACTGATATGTCAGGCCGAAGAGCTTATGACAGAGCAGCTATTTCCCTCCCAAAAGGATCAGCAAAGTGTCTAGACCCAGAGACCGAACTAATCCTTGAGTCTGGAGCGAGAGTAAAGGCGAAGGATCTCAAGGCAGGAGACTCCGTTCAGTCATACAAGGACGGAGAGGTAGTTTACCGCAGAGTTATGGCCGTCGAAGAGCAGCCAGAGGCGATGACGTACCGCGTCGAGACCGACCACGGAAGATCCATTACCGTCTCGGAAGGCCACCCGTTCCTGGTATCAGGGACTCAGTGGAGGCCAGGTATGCCGAAGTACCACAAGTATACGGCAAACGACCCTAAGGCGGGAGTGGAGTCCTGGAGTAAGGTGGAGGACCTAAGGAAGGGTGATCGGCTAGTTCCAGCTTTAGGATGGAAGAAGTCTCTAGATGGAGACCAAGAGCTTGGATGGGTGTTAGGCGTTATCGCTGGAGACGCATCTGGAGATGGAAGATTCTCTAACGGGGACTCAGAGATCACAGATAGGCTGTCTAAGAGTTATGAGCTAACAAGGATAGATAGCACCAGCGAAAACTCGACCGACTGGTACATCAGAGGGGTTAGACCCCTCATGCGGGAGCATGGACTTTTCGGAAAGAACGCTTACGAAAAGAGAGTGCCTGAAGCTGTGATGTCAGGAGATCGAGAGATCGCTTTAGGCTATCTAGCAGGAATGCTGGATACCGATGGATGCACCGCATGTAAGCCAGGCGAGGGTGGGAAGACTGTCCGAGTGGCAGAGTGGTACTCAGTATCCGAGGATAATATGAGAGACCTCCAGCTTCTCCTGGCATCTGTGGGGTACAATGCAGATGTCAGGGTTAAGAAGTCCACCTACAAAGGGGAGCCATTCACCTCATGGACGGTAGTAATTAGCAATAAAATGGACCTAGCTCGCCTAGCCAGGGAATTGCCCGTCACAAGAGAGCGGAACGTAGAGAACTTCAAAGAGTTTAGAAAGGTAGCCTCTAAGGGCTCCTTCGGAGACGTTAGCTTAGACAAGGTATCTTCAGTGACTCCTATCGGGTTAGCTAAGACTATCGGAGTTGAGGTAGAGGACACACATGTTCACGTAACAAATGGACTGGTAACTCACAATACAGAGCTCATGGCGCTTATTTGCTTGGCGGAACTTCACCCAGACGCTCCAGTTCGCTTTAACGGTTACGACCCGAAGGCTCCAGGAGGTCTTGCTCCTGGCAGGTCAGTAACCTCTCCTTATATCCCTCTCCTAGCTCCTACTAAGGAACAGTTGGACGACTTGGCATTTGGTGTCGCTTCAGAAGTGGCCATAATGATGGATGACTCCGACCTGTTCGACGTGAACAAGGAACGAATTATGCGAGTTGGGGAGGCAGACTCTAAGATCGTCCCTATCGCCAACAACGCTGGCGCTGCCGATGGTAAGAAACCTACATTCCAGGGCATTGACGAGCCTCACCGACTTACTCAAGACAGGCAGATTCAGACCTACACTACGATGGGAGAGAACCTCCCTAAGCGATACGCTGACGATCCCTGGCAGTTGTCAGTAACTACCGCTGGAGATCCCTCAGAGGACTCAATTGCTCGAAGAGACTTCCTTCATGGCATGAGAATCTACAGAGGAGAGATCGAGCAGCCGAGAATGTTCTTCTATCACAGAGGAACGACAGACGAGAATGCTAAATTTGACACTATAGGTCAAAGAATCCGAGCTCTTAAGGAGGCCTCTGGCGAGGAGGCATCTAAGTTCAGGGATCTAAGGTCTGTGGCCCTTAAGTGGGATGAAGAGTCCTCAGACAAGGCATATCTGGAGCGAGTGTGGTGTAACCGATGGATTAAGTCGGCTAAGTCCGCCTTCGATGTAAAGGCATTTAACGCTCTAGGACATCCAGAGCTTGTTATCGAGCCTGGCTCCCGAGTGACACTGGGATTCGATGGATCGGTAAACCAGGACTCTACGGCGCTAGTTATGACGGAGATCTCGACAGGAATCCAGAATATTATTGGCCTGTGGGAGAGACCTGAAAATGTCAAGGAGTGGAGCGTTCCGGTAGGCGAAGTTGACGAGGCTGTAGATTTCTGTTTTGATAACTTTGAGGTCGTCCTCATGCACGCTGACCCTCCGTACTGGCAGTCCTACCTATCTAAATGGGAAGGCAAGTATGGAGATCGAGTGCGAGAGTGGCCTACAAGGACTACAATTAAGATGTACTACGCAATCCGAGCCTACGAGGAGGCAATCGCCTCTGGAGCCTTAGGGCACAATAGTGACGAGAGATTTAAGAGGCACATCGCGTCCGCAGGCAAGAATATGCTTGGCAGGTTTGACGATGAAGGCAAGGAAATGTACAGGCTCACTAAGGTGAGCGAAGGAAGAAAATACGACGCAGCAATGGCAGCTATTCTCAGCTGGGACGCGCGAAGCGCAGCTCTAGCTATGGGAGAAACCAGCATACCGGAAACTTTTGAACCGTGGAGGATTAGATGATCGGAACCATTAGAAAGGGAGAGGCTCTAGAGCTTAAGAGCGCAGAGCCAGAAACTCCAGACCACTACGCGCAGCTCCTTCTCAAGGAGATTGAGGGGAGAAAGGAAGACCTCAGGTATCTTCAGGGCTACTTAGAAGGTGCTCCATTTAGCGCTGGCTTCGCAGAAGAGCAGGACATGAACCGAAATGTCCTTGACGACCTTAAAGACCTCTCCAGGATGAACCTGGCTTCGGTTATCGTCTCAGCTACGACCGACCGCCTAGGACCGGATGGGTTTAGGACCGGAGTGGATTCCGACGAGACCGGAGACCGCGAGGCAATGGAGGCGTTCACTAGGGACGAAATGAATATCAAGGCCACATATGGAATGCAGCTTGCGTGTTCTTATCGCTCTAGCTACCTCGTCGTGGACCCGCTCAGCAAGAGGCAGAATATTATCCCTCCAACTAACGCAGCAGTCATCAATGACCTGTTCGGAGAGCCTGTTGCTGCGCTTACTCTTCAACGAGACAGGTATCTCAACCGAGAGATCCTCAAACTCTATGTCCGCGAACAGGACTCGGAGACCGGGGAAGCTACCGGACAGTTCTCGCTATTCCTGGCATCTAGGGAGATGGGTAAGGACGACCCGACCAAGGGAATGTATCGTGGAGCTAGACGAAGCCAGAGGGCTAGGTCTTACTCTCCCGACATTACCGTCACCAACTACGACACCGAAGTCCCTCTCAACGACAGGCTCAAGACTGGCTGGGTATGGTGGAAGGCGGTGCCAAGGAAGTTTGAGCGGATTCCAGTAACCCCTCTAGTTAATAAGGACGGTAAGGCAGAGTTTGAGGATCACGTTGACGGCATCGACCGCGTACACTACGGCATCTTCCAGAGGAACCTCATTGTCACCATGCAGGCTCTCCGCCAAAGAGCAGTAGAAACCGCAGAAGACAGGCCTTTGCCGAGAACTGACGAAGCAGGAAATCCGATTAACTACTCAGACCAGTTCTCAGCGGAACCAGGTGCTGTGTGGGTAATGCCTCCAGGAGCAAAGCTCTGGGAGTCTCAGAGCATGGACATCTCCTCGCTTCACCAGGCGACAAGAGACGATATTAAGGACCTCTTCTCTCAGTCCTATACCAACATGGCTTACCTTTCTGACAGCGTGAATCAGTCGGCTGCTGGAGCAAACAATCAGCAGGATGGTTACGTCTCGAAGATCCAGGATCGCAGGCGTAGGTTCGAGTCACGTCTCGCTCGTCATATGTCCATCTATTTTGAGATGAACGGCGACCAAGAGCGTGCTGACGTATCAAAGATTCAGGTTATTTGGCCTCCAATTAAGATTGAGTCCATTACCGACGCTACGGCTTCGTTCGCAGCCCTGAGAGCTCAGCAGTTCCCTCTCCGTGCAAGTATGCGAGAAGCGCTCAAGATGACTCCAGACGAGATCTCCCGCGTTGAGCAGGAGATGTACGAGGAGCGCATTAACAAGGCAGTGGAAGCTGCGATGAATGGCGCAACTCCGATCGAGTCCAATCAGGCTCAATCAACTGGCAACCCCTCAGGAACATCCACGGGAGCCGGTGGCAACGGAGGCTCCGCCTCGGCAAGAGAGCAAGCTAACTCGAATAGGAAGGGGTAAGGTATGGCAGTGATGGCGCAAGCTCTTCCTCCAAGGAAGACAGCCTACGACTATCCCATTGTAGGTCCAGGACAGGAATTAACTCCTCAGCAAGAGGAGCAGAAGATCGTCGCGAGAATTGCCGGCATCGTAGCAGCGACAGCCACCACAAAAGCGACTATCGAGGCTACTACCACAAATCAGCTCGTAGCTCTCTTAAGAGTCTCTGACCTCCTCACCGAGGCTGGAGTCAAGGCGTTCGCCAAGACCGCTGCGCTTATCGTTACAGCTGCGATTAGGCAGGCCAGGATCGCTTCCTGGTCGTCAACGTCGGCACGAGCTAAGGCTGCTGGAGCGACCCCTCCAACAAGTATGCCTACGGAAAATAACATCCCTAAGGAGCTCAGATACTCCAGAGGAACGGACATCGAGACGGCCTACGCACGAATTGCGGAGGAGTACCGACTCAATCTGGAGAGAACCGAAGACGATCCGATCATTAAGGATCTTGTCGAGCAATTCGAGAGGCAGGGGCTAACCCCCCTGCCGAGACCAGATAATCTTTCATCAGACGCAGTAAGGAGCTTAGATGGCGAAGAAGAAGAGTGGGAAAAAGCATTCCTCAGGGCAGAAAAGGCAAGCCAAGGTTCGAGCCGAAAAGACCCAATCGCAGAGATCTCAGCGAAGGACGCAGAACCGACTCAGGGAGCAGGAGGCACGCGAAGAGAGGAAGCGCAGTGGAATCAGCGGGATGTTGAAGTCCTTGCGGGGGACGACACCCCATCTCCAGACTCCAGCCTCACTAGACTGGAGTGGCCTAGCCAGCAGGCTCAGTCAGAAGTAGAGGAGCCAGAAACTCCTCGCCTAGCGTCCGCAGAGATCAGAGCGATCATAGAGAAGTACGCCGAGAAGAAGGCAGAAGAAAGAGCGGAACGAATGGTTAGCCAGGACGTTACCGCCACGATCCGCAATACTCAGCAGGCAGCTCTGAGGACAATGAACCAGAAGCAGATCAGAGGCTTCAGGCGAGTTGTCCACCCAGAGCTGGCAAAATCTGGTCATTCGTGTGGACTTTGCATTGTTGCTTCAACAATGGTATACTCGAAGAGAGATCTGATGCCTATCCATGCCGGGTGCAACTGCGGAATCGCAGAAATCTACGAGGTAAATGGTGACATCATTGATCCAGGGGATCAAATTAATATGTCTGACCTTGAGGTCTTCTACCGCGAAGCCGGAGGCACCACTCACGGATGGAGCCTTAAGAGGCAAAGATACGAGATCCAAGACAATCCAGAATACGGACCAACATTGGTAAACATAAGCAATAAGAAGCTCGACGGAACAGCCGAGCCTGTGCGATTCACAGATGGAGGAGACTCAAATGGCAGGAATGGATAGGGTAAAGCTCTTAGGAGATTTATTTGCAATTCTCTCTGAGGGTACAGAACCCAAGGAGCAGGAAAAAGAGAAGGAAAACGTCACTTCCGCAAAGGAAGGAGTCACCAAGGATGAAATTAACGAGATTCTGAAGGAAATCCAGGAGGCTAAGGCAGAAAGCAAGAGCTCAGAGGGTCAAGACGACACCCCAAAGAAGGTCGAAGAAGACGATGTGGTAGACTATAAGGGCAAGTTCGAGGAATACCAGAACGAGCTGGTAACTACCAAGATCGAATCTGGCTTCAGAGCTCACGGCGTTGAGGTCCCAGATTTCAACGACTTCCGAGAATTTCTCGACCTCAGCAAGCTCAAAGACTCTGAGGGAAATCTCTCTCAAGAGGAGATTGATAAATTCGTAGGTCTGATCGTAGGAGTAGCTACGAAGACCCCACCAACTGCGCCTAAGAAGCGGGACATCACAAAGCAGGGAATGTCTCGCTACCTAGAAGACGCAAACTAAGAGAAAAGAGAGAGCATGGTTTACTCCCCAAATCAGCCATCCAGACTTTCCGACTGGAGGGACATCGAGGACAAGAAGTGGCACAAGAACATGGCAGGCAAGGCTGCATCCGCAGAAAACCTGACCCTGATGATTGATGATGTCGCTAAGGCCGAAGGTCCTCACCGAGTCGGCAGGTACTTGCGCGATGGCATTCCAATTTACCGAGACGAAAATGGCCTCGGCTATGTCTTCAATGAAGACGCAAAGAAAGCAGGAGCTAAGATTGCTGGCTTCCTGTCCTCCACCCTAGCAATTGCCGATCAGGAAGGTAACTTCTTCGATCAGGTCTCCCACTTGGGTATCTACACTGCCGGTTACATCTACTCAGACTGGCTCCCAGTAGAGGTTGCTCTGGAAGACATCCCGGCTACTTTCAGCGCACAGCCACACTACAACCGCAAGGCGTAAGGAGAATAAATGAAGAACACAGTATCTAGAGACTTCCTCACCCCAGAAAAGGCTCTTGAGATCGCTCGCCGTGAGGTGGCAGACTTCGAGTTTAACTCTGAGGAGTCCCTCGCAGGCTACCTCCCATCACTTGAGGTCGCAGACATCGAGTATGAGATCAGCGAGACCACTAAGGACGACGGCGTTATTGCCGATTGGCGTTCCTTCAACGGTCAGGCAACCACCGATAAGCTTGGCTTCGGTGGCAAGCTTCGTGGTGGCCTCCAGCCTCTTGCTCGTAACTACACTGTAGACGAATACCAGAAGCTCAAGGCACGTCGAGATTCTCAGGATCTCCTCCACACCGCTACGGCGGACCTCGTATCCCGAGGCGCACGCGCTATTGCTCGTGCTGTTAACGTACAGCGTGCAAACGCAATGGCAAACGCTCGTGTTGAGCTCTACGGCCCAGGTGGCCTTGCAGAGCGCGTTGAGTTTGGCCGTCGTCCTGAGTTCAACACCACAGCTCCTAAGCTGTGGACCGACCCAGCAGCGGACCCAATCGAGTTCCTCGCCACCATCTGTGACGAGTACGAAGAGGAGAATGGTTTCCGACCTAAGGAAATCAGGATGCCTAACAAGATTAAGCGTCTCCTCTTCTCTCACCCTACCGTGGTTGACGAGATTAACGGCGAAGGTAGCACCGCTAATCGCCGTCGCATCCAGGCAACTGAGGTTCGTGCTCTTCTTGATGAATGGGACATCCCAGAGATCAAGCAGACCACCACTGCGACCTACAAATTCAATGACTACTCCGATAAGGGTGCGGAAAAGACCGCGTACTTGTTCCCTCAGGACTCCGTCCTGCTTACCGCAGGTGAAGGCGATCCTGGCGATCCTATGGCTAACCCATACGGTCGTACCTTCTGGGGCGAGACGGTATCCGCTGAGATCGAAGAGTTCGCGGCTGCAACCGCAGAGTTCGGTGTCCCTGGCATCGTCGCTGGCGTTCAGAAGCAGATCTCCTGGCCTTACAACCTGGAAGTCATCGTTGACGCGCTGGCAATGCCAGTCGTTATCAGCCCTAACTACACCCTCAAGGCAAAGGTGATTTAATATGGCTAGGAAGCTAACGCAGAACGTGTTTCTTCCTAATCCCGACAGCACAATGGGTCCGCTCGTATCTTTCCTCGCAGGAGAAGAGTTACCAGAGTGGGCCCAGGAGCTCGTAGGAGATCACGTCTACGAGAAGCCAAAGGAGAAGGCGGAAACTAGGAAGGGAAAGATCCCTAACGTACCTAAGAAGGAAGAAGAGCCTGCTGAGTTCGAGGTGCCACTAGCTAAGGCATCACTGCCTGCATGGAAGTCTTTCGCAAAGAAGGCGTACAAGCTGGAAGGGTTCCCTCAGAACATCACCAGAGAAGAAGTAATCGCTGAGATCTTGCGAGTCGATCCTTCCCTGGAGATCAGGGAGGCTTAAATGCCGTTTGCATACGCAACGCCGGAAGAGGTCATCCCTCTTCTTAAAAATGGCAAACTGACCGGGTGGAGAAAAGACGCTCTGGAGACCAATCTAGAGCACATCTCCACCCGCCTGTCGGCCTGGTATCCAGGCCTCAAGAAAAGATGGATCGACGCTGACGAAGAGAGCGATCTCAAGGGCTTAGTCAGAGTCATGGTTATTGGTGCAGCTGTAAAGGTCACTAATAACTCTCAGGGAGTGAGCAGTGAGACCATCGGGCCTTACGCATACTCCAAATTCGACTCTGAGGACCCCGCCAAGGGACTTTTCGACAAGAATGACATCTTGGCCCTAGAAAGGCTTTTAGACGCGGAGAAGCGCCTTCCCGTGGGGTCTTTCGTCCCCGGAGGCAGGGTTGGTCCGTTCAGGCCTAACCCATACGCTTATGTTCCGCTGAGAGGCTGGCTCTAATGTTATCTGATTACTATTACGACATTAACGTGTACCGGAAGGCAGGAGGACCTAAAAAGTCAACCTGGGGAGACTCTGAAGGCGGACCATCTCCCGTCCCAGAGATCCCTTTCCTAGTAGGTTACAAGTACTCACACACTATCCAGGGGCTAAGCACCCCGAGAGCCAGCGACGAGTGGATGTCGTCTAGGCCATACGCACGAACAGACATGGATGAAAAGTCCATGTACTGCGACGTAGAAGAGGACATCAGATCTGGAGACGTAGTGGTGTACACCGGAGAGTCAGGGAAGATCGAGGTCTACCGAGTCCAGGGTGAAACCTACCAGGATTACATGTCCCCGTTCACTCACTTCGACGGAGGCAAAGAGGTGTACCTCCAGCGCTTCACGAAGAAGGAGGTCTCTAATGGCTAACGGAAAGTACCCAATCGTCCCCTACTGGGACATTACAAAACGGAACGACTGGAGAAATAAGGAAAGCCTCAAGAAGAACGGGATCACCTATCTCTCCAATGTCCATAACTTCGACTACATCCTGGAGCGATCCCCTCGGCTTAAGAGGTACATGCTCTCCAGAGCGCTGAAGATCAGGTCGAATATCATCTCTCAAATTCCAGCTAGTAAGGACTCTAGATCGGACGGGAGGCAGGACGCTAAGAACTCAGTCGGTATCCGACAAGAGACCCCTGGTGGCTGGCACAAGAACCGCGCGACGTATCTCATTACAGATGAAAGTCGCAGAGGAGCCGTTCGAGTCATCGACTACCTATCTCAATTCGACGGAGAAATCCGAGATAAGAGGAGAAAGGGAGATCGAGCAGGAGCTCCAACAAGGAAGAGAATTAGTGAGAAGGCAATTGACCATGCAGCGATATGATAGAATGGAGGAGTCGAGATGTATATAGGCGATTACGAAGAGCCAGACGTAGAGAAGATTGCTGCTAAAGCAATCCACCATCTCGTCAAAGATGGCGACACACAGATCGGAAGCCGACTGGTGGATGCTAATGACGAGTTTATGAGAGACTTCGTTGAATCTCAAGGTAGAGCTGCTGAAGAGGCGGACCTCGACTACGTTATGCTAAGGCGAAGAGCCGGATACATCGACAATGACTCCTTCACAGACTACTCAGGTCTGGATGTGACTGTGTTCACGAAAAACCGCTCCAGGGGCCAAAAGCTCATGTCGGAGGTAACGAAGGCTCTTCTCAGAGCAGAGGACACTGAAATCCTCGGTTTTGAGATTGACTTCGTGGCGGTCCTTAACGGACCTACCGCTGACGAGGCGTACATCATGGACGACCACATTATCGAGAAGTCTTTTGAATTTCAAATCAGAGTCAAGTGGCTCTAAATAATTAATAGGAGGTAAAATGGCAGTTTTTGACGATCTAAATGAGGTCAAGGCCAATCTGATCCGCAAAGCTAAGGGTGGCTTCATCCTTACCGCCTCTCTGGACGTAGACGTACCAGAGAAAATCATGGAAACTAAGACCGAGCTGGTGGACTTTAAGGCGCTTGGCTTCGAGGCTCTTGGCTGGCTTTCAAAGTCAGACGGAGTGACCTTCAACCGCGAGGTTGAGACCTCCGAGGTTGAGTCCTTCGGAGCTTCCGAGCCTACCCGCGTGGACATCACTTCTGACTCCACTTCCGCTGCATTCGTGTGCCAGGAGACCAACAAGGCAGTTCTGGAGCTGTTCCATAACCAGGATCTCTCCAATGTAAAGGCAGATGCTAACGGTGAGGTTGTGTTCGCGCAGGAGCGCACCCCAGATACCGTTTACCGTCGATTCATTCACATCGCTAAGGACGGCAATGGCGACAATGCGATTTACATCGCAAAGGTCATGCCACGCGGAACCATTATCGATCCTCAGGAGCAGGCATGGTCCAACGAGGACGAACTCAAGTACGGTATGTCCGTTTCCGCAACTTCCGATCAGGAACTTGGCTTCGCTGTCAGGCACCACTTCGGTGGTCCAGGCTGGATTAAGCTGCTTAAGGCAATGGGATTTGACGACACCGCAGTCAACCCCCCAGCGGGAAAATAATGGGGGGCACGTTGCCCCTTGAGCTGGGGTAGCGTAGCTCCCGACCAAGAAGATAGGACGGACTAAATGGCGTATAAGAAGCTAAACAAGAAAGCTAATCAGGCTTTCACCGCCGAGGACCTAGCTCATATCGAGGAAGGTATCTCCGAGGCATCTAAGATTCAGGCTCCCGCCGAGGGCACCCCCGAGGAGCTAGGGAACGGGAGAGCGACGACAAGCAAGCTCTGGTCTGCAAAGACGATCTCGGACTTCGTGAAGGCCGAGGTTGCTAAGGCAACTGGGGCTTAACCCGACGTAAAAGCGCGATACCTTCGGGTGTCGCGCTTTTGTCTTTTAGAAAGGAATATAATGGCAGATTTAACCCCTCCCAATACGGGGAGCGAGGCTCTTAACGAATACTTAACGAGGCTCCAGCAGGTCGTAAACGCCCTAGATCTCAAGAAGATCCCTGAAGAGGGGTGGAGTCTGACCGATCTAAGGGCAGATGTGTCCGAGGTCATCTCTGATAAAAGAGATATTATCGACGTAGCTAATGAGGCAGCCAGCAAGCTGGCTGAAGTCAAGGCACTCGTTATGGACCTTGACGGATACGAGCAGTCTCTGGAGGGAGCTGAAGCCTTCAAGGTCGCAGCAGAGAGCCTCATTGATTGGTATGACCAGAACGAAGTTTCGATCAGAATCCTCCTAGGCATAGTAAACAAACCAGGTGGAACAGCGGAACTTATTGAGGCATTCGACACCATTAGAATTGGGGCAGCGCAGTCAGCTTCAGCAGCGAAGACTTCTGAGACCAATGCAAAGACTTCAGCGACTAATGCTAAGACCTCAGAGACCACAGCGAAGACTTCAGCGACTAACGCGAAGGACTCAGAGACCGCAGCAGCCAGATCTAAGACCGCAGCAGCGACTTCAGCGACTAATGCTAAGACCTCAGAGACTAACGCAGCTACTTCAGCAACTAACGCAGCCAACTCCGCTACGGCATCGGCCAACAGCGCGACGGATGCAGCCAACTCAGCTAACAGCATTACAGACGGCGCAGAGGTGGCGACATCCAAGGCAGCAGAAGCAGCAGCAGCAGCAGACCGAGCAGAGCAGGCTATGGCAGGCAAGGCAGATCTAATTGGAGGAAAGGTCCCTACAGCACAGCTACCGGAAATCTCCTTAACCAAGCCCTTCTCTGTCGCCTCGCGCACCGCGCTACTGGCACTCGATGTGCAAGAGGGTGACGTTGGCATTATCACAGCTGGTTCGGATAAAGGCTCCTACATCCTGGGGTCTGGCCCATCTAAGGTATTCTCCTCTTGGATTCCGCTGGCTGTCTCGGCCGACGCCCCAGTCCAGTCTGTCAATGGTCAGACAGGCACAGTGGTACTCAGTGCAGCTAATGTTGGTGCTGCTCCGACTTCGCACACACACACCGCGTCTCAAATCTCAGGATTACCCTCTACAGATGGAGGCTACAACACTAGAGACGCAACAGACCCTGCCTCATCCTACCCTGCAGGTGTTGACGTCTCTCTAAATAACGTAAATAAAGGGTGGTCATCGGTCATCGGGGCAGCCTCCCTACCTAGCCTGGGTTCGTACGTTGTGGTGACTACTGTTAGGCAAGGGTTCTATAATGAATCCACCTGGCAGTATCTGAGTTCCTGCACCCTACCTGGATCTTCCATTTATGTTCGGAAGTGGCAAAATGACGCATGGACTACGCTACGCAGACTTACTGATGATGGGCACACGCATACCAGTGCGCAGATCTCAGATGCAACTTCTCTGGTTACAGAATCCACAGTGGTTAGGCGCGATTCAGCTGGTGATTTCTATGTCAAAACACCCACAGCATCTACGCACCCTGCCTCTAAGACCTACGTGGATTCAGGGCTGACCAACACGTACACAGCCATGTATAAACGTCCAGCGCTATTCTCTGGTGCGGGAAACCCTCCGAGCTCGATTCCAGGTGCGGTTGTTGGAGACTACTGGCTCAACGAGACCACGATGCAACTACGGAAGATTACAGGAGTCTAGTTATGGCAATTACTTCTCAGCTACTAGGAACGATCGGAGCGGGAGAGCTTAAAACCTCAGCCCTCTGGTTCTCCGATTTCCGCAGGTACTGTTCCGACATCAATAAGGACTGGACGGTTGAGCAGGGGGATTACCTTTTCACCTGGCAAGGGGTCACGAACAGGGTTGATGCAGTCTCCACGATCACATTCAACGGAGTGTCAACAAAAGTCTCTTCTCGAAGTGAGGCCCTTACCGCAGGGTGGGCCATTCTCAGAAACGTCACAAATGTGGCAGCCAGAGGAACAGGAAGTCAAGGGTTCAACGAAGACCCCATAGTTCAATATGTAAAGATTGCGTAAGGAGAGTAATGGCTATCACATCAAGACTTCTAGGATCAGTGGGAGCAGGAGAGGTGACCGAATCTTTCATCACCTTCAACGGAGTCTCAAGAGGAACGGACCAGATTGAGGCAAGCTGGGATGTTCCTTACGGAACCTACCTATTCGCCTGGGCCGGAGATAATTCAAGTGTCGCGTCGGACTCGAAGGTTTACATAAACCAGTTCGCCACTCCTCTCTCCAGTATCTCGGGAGAGTCACCTGGGAACGTCCATCTCCTAAGAGATATTACCAAGATCACCGCCAGCGGAGCGGGGACCAAAAGGTGGAAGTCTGACATCCCATGTGCATTCGTAAGAGTTGCAGCATAAATTGACAGCGCACTGGAAAGTGTGCTAAACTCTTCAGAGAAAGTTAAAAACAGAGAAAGGAGCCTTACATGGCACTTAATTTCGAGACTCTAGCGAAAGAGTCTGAACGTCGAACTAAGCGAGCTGGAGTAAACCGAGAGCCTTACGTCTACACCACGTCAGAAGGCCAGGAGGTTGTCTTCCAGTTCCCTAAGGCCGACGCTTTCCTTGCCCTCGGAAAGCTGGAGCGCCAGGATGACGTAGCATCTCAGTTTGAGATCCTCCTGAACGGCAACCAGAAGGCGATTACCGCCCTCTACCGAGACTTCCGAGATCTTGACATCTCAGCACTAGCTGTGCTTCAGGAAGACATCTGGGAGTTCTGGGGCACTGACATCCATGCAGTACCGGGAAAATCCAAGGACTAATCGAGCTTTTTGACGCTTACGCAGCGGAGCTCCTCGCGGATTTCAGGACGTTCTGGGGGATAGATGTTCTAGACTTCTTCGATGGAGCTCAAGGGTGGGTAATCTTCTACTCGTACTTCAACTCACTACCGAGCTATAGCAAAACCAAGGCTAAAATCTCCTCTGACCCAGAGATAGCTAAGGCGATGACAGCACATATTGACCCGGACAGCCTCCTCGATGAAGACGGGGAGGAGAAGGAGATCGAGATCCCCGTAGAGGGGTATGATGCCTATCTAGCCAAGCAGGATCAGGTTATCGAGGAGGTCAGGCTCCTCAGGGTGTCAATCCAAGGCATGTTCTCAGGCAAGAAGGGGGAGAAGATTAAATTCAACCCACAGCCTAGGCCAAAGACCGAAGCGGAGAAGCAACTAGAGAGACTGAAGAGTAAGGCTGGCGAGCGAGAGTCGAAGAACCTCATGCGAGAAGCTGGATTTTAAGTCGTGGTAAAATGGACGGAGGCTGTCGTAACGACGGCCTCCGTTTTACTATGTAAGGAGAGAATATGGCATCAAGAGGTAAGAAAGTCGGTGAGGCGATTGTTAGAGTCGCCCCGGACGCAACTAACTTCCAGAGAGAACTCAGGAATCGGATCAAGGAGCTCGACAAGAGCAAGAAGCCGAAAATCAACATTCCGGTCGAAGCAGATGTTGAGCCAGCAGAGCGGGACCTAGAGCACCTAGCGAATATCGCAGATGTCCTAAACGGCACCCGAGTCACCATCGAGGCTGTTCTCAAGACGGACAAGTTCGATAAGGACATGGAGAAGCTTGAGAGAAAGATTAGGGACCGAAAGTTCGAGTCGATAACAGAAGTCAAGCTTGACGAAGACTCCCTCAATAAGGCAAATCGCGACATGGACATTTTCCGAGAGGAAAATAACACGATGAATACTCACGTCTTCATCAAGACCGACCATGCCGAAAAGACGTTCGAGAAGTTCCGAGATCGCATGTCTAAGACAGTCATCTCTCCTGTCATTAGTCCACAAGCCTCTAACATGGGGGCTAATCAGCGTGCAATGGAAACCCTTGGCCGTTCGATCGCGAAGACCGCAGGCCGACAGTGGACCGCAGTGTCCTTTGTGCCAGACCTTCTCTCCAAGATGAATGAGCAATTCGACGCTGGCATCAACCAGATCTACACTCCGTACATCAGAATGGTATCTAAGGCGTACAAGGAAGTGACCAAGCCTTTCGTCAACTTCCGCACCATGCTCAGCGAGTCCAAGAGCCTCAACGACATGATGCAGAACATTCTCTGGACCACGATGGCTATTGGTAACCAGGGCAGCTGGAAGATGCACGAGCTAAATAAGTCAATAAAGGCAATCTCAGAGAGCTCTGCGGAGATGCGGAAGTCGTTTGGCGAGATGATGCGCTCCATCAGAGGAATTAAAGCTCCTCCGATTTTCGGGAAGATGTTTAGTAGGGCCAATAGAGATCTTCTGAAGTTCGAGACCTCATTCGTCAATACCATGAAGAGCCTTCCAGCGAGAGCTCACTTGGCGATAGCTCCTATGGGAATGCTAATCCCAGACAGCCTAAAGAAGGGCCTGTCAGGAATGAGGGCCTCGCTCTTACCATACACAGCTCAAATTAACGGCATTTTCCGAGGAGTTCAGGGGGAGGTTCAGGCAACAGGGATCTTCTTCCGTAAGGTCGGAGATAGTATGGCCGGAACCATGAACTCCGTGAGAGATAAGCTCTCTCGCGCATGGTCAAGGATTGCTGACTACTCCAGAGGCGCAACTGAGCGCATGTCTGCCGGAATGAACCGCTTCTTCATTAACACTCAGCGTAGGCTGGGATCAATGGTGGATGGGGCTCGTGGTGGCTTCGCTAGGTTTGGATCTAGCGCAAGAACCGCTTTCGGAAACCTTGGACTCGATCGAGTTGCAAGAACTACCAAGGCTATGTTCTCCGTTCTTGGCGGAGCAGTCGGAAAGGTCTTTGATAATCCTACGCTGCACAAGGGGATCAAGAGGGCTTTCGGCAGGATTGGAGACTACGCCAGCGGAGCCACGAGAGTTGCCATCGGAGCTTTCACTAAGCTCAGCGGTTTCCTCATGAAGAGTGTCCTCCCAGCAGTTATGGCTGTCGGCGCAGGAATCATGGCTATGGCAGGACAGGCAGCCATCGGAGCAGTACTGACACTAGGCGGAGCCCTCATGTCTGTGGCTCAAGGCGCGATGCTTCTAGCCCCTGCCTTCCTTGCAGCCGGAGGAGTTTCCTTCGCAGCGCTGAAGTTCGGCCTGGAGGGTGTCGGAGATGCCGTAAAGAATGCCTTCGGAGCCGAGGACACAGCAGCGTTTGAGGAGTCCATCAAGGATATGGGACCAGAGGTTCAATCCATCGCCAGAGCATTCCGCGAGTTTAAGCCAGCTATGGATACTATGAAGGAAAACCTTCAGACCAACATGCTTCAGGGCTTAGCTCCTGGAATTTCTAGAGCGATGACTAGCCTATTCCCAATCTTCTCTTCAGGTCTAGAGAGGATCGGCACTGAGTGGAATGGTGCCTTCTCTATGGCACTGGAGGAGCTCAGCTCCGATAGGGCCAGCGCAGGACTTTCCGCTGTGATGGAAGGAGCAGCAGAGATGGCTCGCGGAATGCAGCCAGTCATTGCTAACCTTCTTGGCGCAGCAGGAAGCTTGGCGGAACAGGGAGCTAAGTTCCTTGGCCCTCTAGGAGAGTACTTTGCAAGGGCCTCTAGCAACTTCCTGAACTGGGCTGAATCCCTCAAGGAGATTGACCAGGCGACAGGACTGTCTAAGTTCGACTCCATGATTGAGAATGCCCGAATTAACGCGGGATACCTCTCAGACATCTTCGGAGGACTTCTCGGAACCATCCGAAACCTCTTACAGGCAGCCGCAGTAAGTGGCGGAGGAATGCTGGCAGGCATGGCCTCTGGAATGCAGAAGCTAAATGAGATGACCAAGAAGGGCACAGAGGGCTACCAAGAGATCGTCGGCTTCATGGAGACGGCAACTCTCATGGGTAAGGCTCTCGTCGCTCTCCTAGAGCCAGCTCTCGGGATTGTCGTCACAATCGGAACCACTCTGGCTGGAATTGGCGCAGGAGGCTTCGCTGGAGTAAGGGAGGCCCTTTTAGGCATCGAAGCCGGACTTCAGCCCATCATGGCTATCTCCGTAGAGTTCGGAAAGAACATCGGAGAGGGCATTGCAGCCCTGAGTCCAGCACTAGAGGCCTTAGGCGGAGCTCTCGCTCCTGTCCTTCTCGGAATTAGTGAGGGAATCAAGCCAATCCTAGAGTCTCTAGGGGGTGCGCTCACGCCTATCTTCGAGACCATCGAAAAGTACGGCCCTGAGATCAGAACGATGTTCCAGACCGTAGGCGAGGCTATTGGGTCGATCGTTGACTCGGCAGGGCCAATTCTGGAAAGCTCTTTTGACATGATCGGAAGGTTCCTTCCAGTCCTGACTCTTGTGTTCGGATACATTGGCAAGATCGGGTCCTCGCTGTTGGATGCACTTGCCCCTATCCTTCAGGGTCACGATAACTTCCTGATCTCTCTGGCGGATCAGCTAATGGAAGTCGTCCAGATCATTGGTGACTTCTTAGTCGGAGCTATCAACGCGGTTGCTCCTCTGATCCCACCTATTGTTAACTTCATCTTTAACCTACTAGAGTTCTTCACCCCTCTGCTTCCTATAATCACAAAGGCAGCGATCGGAATTGGAGTTGTAGTCGGAGTTGTCTTCGGTCTGTTTAAGGCCTTCAACTTCGTAACGACTGCGATTAAGGTTGTTCAGGTCGCATGGGGAATCCTGTCAGCGCTGTTCTCTCTAAGTCCTATCGGCATGATTATTATCGCGGTTGCTGCGCTTGCAGCGGGACTCTGGGCTTTCTTCACGAAGACAGAGACCGGACGGCAGATGTGGGAGAAGTTCACTACCGCTCTAAAGGACGGCTGGCAGAGCTTCTCTGACAAGATGAAGGAGCTTTGGGACTGGATCGTCACTTCCGTATGGGAGCCATTCATGGCAAAGATCCAATCAGTGAAGGACTCCTTCTCTCAAAAGACCCAGGATATGAAAGATAGTTTCCAGAGTCTGAGAGATGGATTCGGATCTGTGTGGGACTGGATCAGGGACAATATCTTCACTCCTTTCGGAGAGAAGGTCCATCAGCTCAAGGATAATATCGGAAGAGCAGTAGAGGGGATTAAGTCCGTATGGGACACCCTGAAGCAGATCTTCTCTAATCCAATCACTTTCTTCGTGGATACGGTCTACGGAAAGGGAATCAGGCCCGTGTGGAACAAGATCATGTCATCAATTGGTCAAGATGACAAGATGTTCCCTGAGATGACCATGCAGAGGTTCGCAACGGGTGGTTACGTCCGAGGACCAGGCGGTCCAACCGACGATAAGATCCCCGCTCTCCTGTCCGATAAGGAGTATGTCATCAACGCTAAGGCGGTGAAGGCTATCGGACTGGAGAACCTTCACGCGCTGAATACTGGAGGCCTGAAGGTTGCTCAGAGTGCCTTCAAGTCACCAAAGCAGCGAGAAGCGCTCATGCAGGATCGCACCTTCAAGTCGATCGCCTCTCGCTACGCAACAGGTGGTTTGGTTAAGGGTGACAAGGCATGGGAGCAGCTCAAGCGAGGCTGGGATTGGGCTAAGTCCCTATCTGGCCGACCTTACGTCCTCGGTGGCGACCCTGTTAACGGCGGAGGTACTGACTGTTCTGGTTACATGTCTTCGATCGCGGACAAGATCCAAGGCGGAGCAGGTCACAGGCAGTGGGCTACGATGGCCTTTAACGGCGGAGGAAACTCCCAGTACCCAAGTGGACCTCAGGGATTCGTGGCAGGTCTCGGACCAGGCTTCTCTATCGGCGTTACTAACGGTGGCGCAGCAGGTGGACACACCGCAGGTACGATGGGTCCTGGCGAGGACATGCCAGCAACTAACGTTGAATCTGGCGGTTCTCCTTCCCGGGTGAAGTTCGGAGCTGGAGCTGCTGGCGCAGATGACAGCTACTTCAGGACTCACTACCATCTTCCAATGGATATCGACGGAGGCTTCGTCTCTGGCGGTGGCGGAGGAGGATTCTTCGATGTCGTCGGTTCCGCTCTTAGCCACGTCACCGGACTCCTAACCGGAGCCTGGGACGGAATTAAGGGAGGCTTCGGGGAGCACTTCGGAAAGGCCGGTCAGTTCGGACAGGCAGCTCTTGGCATGGCGAATACCATGAAGGACGGAGCATGGGGCTACCTCAAGGAGCAGGCTAAGAAGCAGGCTTCGAGACTTCTCAGCTTCTTCGGCATAGGAGGCGGAGATGCTTCTAGTGTCGGTCTTGACGGAGTGAGCGGATCTGTTATGGAGCAGGTCAAGGAAGTCTTCTCTAGGCACGGATGGACAGGCCAGCAATGGGAGGACGCGAAGTGGATTATCGGTAAGGAGTCCTCATGGAATCCTACTGCCACTAACGCCTCTTCTGGAGCTTTCGGTCTCTTCCAGTTAAACCCTTCCTCAGGAACCCTTCAGGAGTTCCTACCAGACCGGAACCCAGATCCAGCTATCCAGGCTGATGCTGGTGCGAGGTACATTAAGAGGCGCTACAATGGCGATCCTTCTGAGGCAAGAAGGTTCTGGGAGCAGCACGGCTGGTACGACCAAGGCGGAGAAGGCCGAGGCAAGGGCACGATGCTCAAGAACGTCCTTGAGCCAGAGAGAGTTCTCTCTCCAGCTCAGACCAAGGCATTCAACGACTTCGTGTACGGCTTCATGCCAGAGCTTATTTCCCAGGCAAAGTCAGAGCCACTTAACTTCCGTAAGCTAGGAGGAATGCTCCAGACAGAGATGGTAAAGGTTCAGCGACTTCTCGCAGAGGAGCGCGAGGTCAGGATCTCTGGAATGGCGAAGGCCGTACAGAAGAGATTCCTTGACCAGATCAACGGAACCGAGCAGCTCAACCCGATTGACATGGATGGACTCCGTAGGATCGACCCAAGGGACCTTAAAGCTCTTCAGGATTGGGCTGGAGTTAACTCCGCTAATCTCACGAAGAACCTTACCGGAGCTATCGAGAACGTTTCTTCAGTTCTCTACGACCCGAAGGGTTACCTCGAAGCTGAAAAGCGAGCCAAGGAAGCTATCGACAAGGAAGCTGAAGAGGCTAAGGCTAAGGCTGACGAGGAAGTCAAGAAGGCCGAGGACGAGAAGAAGAAGGCTGAAGACGAGGCCAGCAAGGAAATCGAGAAGGCCGAGGACCAGGCAGCGACGACCGACGAGCAGAAGGAAGCTCTCAAGGTAGCTAGAGAAGAGCGGAAAGAGACTGAAGCTGAAGCTAAAAAGGCTCAGCAGGAAAAGGACTCTGAAGCTCAGAAGCTAGAAGACGAGAGAATCTCAAAGCTCAAGGAGTCTGGCGAGTACTACTACGGCTACAAGGTATTCGGAGACGACGGATCTAACCCGAACAAGCGAGAGAAGTCCAATGAGCAATCCGTAGTGGAAAGCTCAATGAGCAACATCGCCGGAAGAGTCGGGATTGGTGGCCTGGTTGATAAGGTAATTTCCCGTGCAAGTATGGTAGAATCAATAGGTCAGGGAGTGCAGACCGCGCTTCCCGCATGGATGGCAGCAGCCAATGGTGATTTCTCTGGATTGAACCATAACGCAGCAGTCGCCGGAGCTATGGTTCTGGATAGTGCGGAGAAGGAGGCGAGAGACTTGATTCCAGTGATTGCTGGAGACGCATTCGAGGCTCTTGTGGCAAGCGGAACAAGAACTCCGACTTATGGAAGCTTTATCAACAATGTGTACACCGGAATGTCTAAGTCTGAGTTCAACTCGGCTATCGAGGAATACCAGGCGAAGGCAGCTCGAAAGGGAGGTGGCACAGCAAGGAAATAGGAGGCAGGATGGCATTATCAGGAGGGGACCTAACATGGTTCGTCTATCAAGGTCCCCCAAGGAATAATGGGGAGGGGTGGTTCAATGGGGACCGCTTCTTCCTCTCTGGTCACCACCTGTATCAGGCAAGGGAGGGGGTGGAGTTAGCGACCGGAATTACCGGACTCGGAAGGGAAACCAACGAGGAGCGATACGACACCCCCGCTGACATCCCAGAGGCTAACTTTGTGGCCTCGGTGCCTACAAGAAGGACTTTGGGATGTTCAGTAAATATCCTGGGGAGTACCCCTAGGGAGACTAGAGAAAATTATCAGAGGTGGATCGACAACCATCCTGACGGAGAGCCAGGCAAGCTGTGGATCTTCTCTTCAGGAGCGGAACCAAGATACCTCTACGCAAGGAGGTCTGCCGATGCAGGGGTCGGCACTATCGAGAAAGAGATCGGTCTCCTCAAGAGGATTGAAGGAATGGAATGGGGTTGGACCTCCAACTCCCCTTACTTCTACGGAATGAGGGCCTCTCACCCCCTCGAGAGGGTCGGAACTACCAACAAGCACCAAGCAACGTTCTGGAACCCATCTACGGTGAAGAGAGTATATCCAGTGGTGTATATTCCTGGCCCTGGAGTGTGGGAGCTAGACCTCGGAGGCAAGAGGGGTAAGTTTAGAACTCCGACCTTAGCAGCTAACGAAGAGGCCATGATCGACTTTGCGCCGAAGAATAACTCCTTCTTGAAGCGGAACAAGGACACCGGAGTTGTCACAAACCTCTGGCCTTCTATGGTTGGTGATAGGCCAAACGACTGGCTCTCTCCTCAGACCAAGAACACTTATGAGGCAACCAAGATCTCAGGGACAGGAACGGCAACTCCTCGGATCGAGTTCACTCCTCTGTTTAGCTCATGGATTTAAGGAGGGGAAATGAACATAGATCCAGAATACTCTTTCTATAACTTTAGGTCAGAGCCTCAGAGAGAGGCATTAAATTACTCGGTCGAGATCGAAATTCGAGATGGCTGGGGAAACCTAGTCGGAGAAGTTACCGACTACACCTCATGCAACTTTGTCTTCAATGGAGATATTAAGGACGTAGAGGCATCGGGCTTCACCATTGCCGGAACCTCTCCTTGGGCAAGAACCATCATGCGCTCCAATAGGAAGCAGACGCTCGTTCACATCCTTCTACGCAGAGACGATAAGATCGTCAAGATCTGGACGGGAAGGGTGGAGAGAGCCTCTAGGAAGATGGAAGGGCCTCAAGGGTCAATTACCGTAGATCTGATCTCTGATAAGGCATGGTATGGCTTCATTCTGGCTCAGAACTCTCCTTTCACTCAGCTGTGGATTCAGCAGAAGAAGGACATCCAGACCGGCACCGCGATCCATGTAATGAAGAAGTTCCTGGCAAGGAACCTCACAAGAATCGCGTACCAGTCAGAGGGCAGGATTATTGGAAACATCAATGCTGCTCTTAAGTCCGACTTCCTGGGAGACCAGACTAAGTGGCCGGGTCTTCAGTCCTGGATGTGGCCGGTAACTCTCGTTCCTAGCCTCCCGGCGACAGATAAGACTCCGTTCGTAGTTCTCCAGTCGAGAATGACAGATATGGCAACGCTGTTCTCTGAGGCCTGTAAGGACTACAATCTCTACCCCCGAGCTCACTTCCATGTTCCAGGAAGGGATACCGCACCTGCGAACCTGCCGATGTCAAGGGCCGGAGTGTGGCTAGACATCGAGGATAAGGACAAGGCCAGGTCTAGAGGGGAGAAGCCAGACTTCTTCCAGCAGTTCACAAGAGAGACATTCATTTTCTTGAGAGGTCTATTCGGTAGGTACGATACCCCGAGGGAGCTGTCATCAGAGAGTATTGATGACCTTAAGACTTGGTTCGGTAGTCAGCCTGACGACCCCTGGGTTATCTTCAGGTACTCTCCACAACATTGGTCTAATATCGAGATTAACGCATACTCCCCTAAGGTGAGCCGATCGGTCTCGGGAGGCAAGTCCCCAGAGGCGGTGAACCAGGGAATCCAGTTCCTTATTAATAAAGGAATTCAGCTTCTCGGTGCCAGCGTTGGTCTTCCGCTACCAGATCTGCTAAGCGGAGAGCTTAATGACATCTTGTTCGCTTACCGCGACGCGCAGGATAAGGAAATGAGAGATCAGCTCGGTCCATTTACGTTCTACGAGGAGATGTCAGGGGGAAGTGTAAGCGCTTACGGCATCGAGGCCTCTCAGGACCTCAGAAAGTCCCGAGGCGACGCGATGGGATACCGAACAGCCACCTTTACGGCAGACTCGGCAAGCTTCCCTCCGTTCTTGCCTTTTGAGGACTTTGATATAATGGATCAAGTGGGTTTTGAAGATCCGTCAGAAGACGATATTCAGTTAGAAAGAGTCAAGCAAATCGAAGTCTCCGTAGGCAGAGATGGTGTGACCTTTGCGACATCACTCGGAGAGAGTGATCGACCAGAAGACCCGATCGCAATTCAACAAAGGCGGAACCAGTTACTCCTAGCAGGATTGCTGGCGGTAGCCAACGCAGACTAGGAGATAGTATGGCAACATGGAATGATATTATCTTGAGGTTGCAGGTGTCAAGTGAATCTGACGCACTAGACTTCGAGAAGACAGGCAGAATGCCTATCATCGTAGAGGATGGACAGGCCAATCTTCCCCTCCCTAAGGGAGATAAGGGAGATAAGGGAGATCCAGGCCCTCGGGGAGGGAAGATGGTCCCAGATCTCGTTCTAGACGAATCTACCGACTCGGCAGCTCTAGAGAAGCTAAAGCTAAGGAGCAGGGCCTGGGTTACCGCTGGCGAAGAGCGGAACGAGTACTTCGCAATCAATAAGCAGACAAAGACCGGCTTCATGTTCACTCGTGGAGGTTGGGTAACTATCCGAGATATTTTCGGAGGATCTACGGAGGTAGTTCCAGCAGAGCTAACTTTGCCTCTCCTTATTAAGAACGGAGCTCCTCCAGGCAACCCTACGGATGGAGTGTACTTGTACGCAGAGGGGGGCCAGCTGAAGATGAAGAATCCAGCAGGCACCGTGAAGGTGTTGGGTTAACATGCACTCACTACTTGTTAAGTGGCTAGATGGATTTGCTGAAAGGAGCAGGTTTGCTCCAGAAACGATTAAGGCCATGAAGAAAGTGAACGTAGTGATGGCTTTTCAGGGGATCGTCTTGTCGATGCTCTTTTGGAGTCCCGCTTCCACCTTCTTACGGCCTACAAGCCCTCCCGATGCCTACTGGCTAAGCCTCTCTTATGGCAGCTTGGAGGTGTGGGATTTGGCCTTTATCGTCTCTGCGATTCTGCTGTTAATAGCGACATCAACGTTAACTTGGGTGTCGCAGGCGCATATGCTCATGGCTTTCTGTTGGGCCTCTCTCGGGATCATCTGGATCATCGGGGGCATTCTTACAGCTCCGACTTACCTATTCGGGACGGGAGTTTTTGCCGTATTCATCGCGTCTCAACATGCAGCCCAAGTGCAGGTATGGAGAGCGGAAGGAGTCGGATAAGTGCCGGATATTAGCCAGATTGACTCAGGGACGACGCTAGGGCAGGTTGTTATCGGACTGATCGCCCTAGCGATGATCGTAACAACCTTCAAGGATGTTTTCAAGGGAGTCCCCAAAGCGGTAAAGCACAGGAATTACCGAAATCTGGCAAGTGAGCTGAAAGAAACTCGACTGGAGCTAAATTTTCAGCGAGGAATAAATAAGTCCATGAGAGAGTGGGAGCTTCTTGCCAGAGAGGTTATTCGGCAGATGCAAAATGATCTTGTCGAAGCCGGAGTGGAAATGGACCCCAGAGTTACCAGATTAATGGAGCTTCTTGAAGATAATGAGAAGGTCAGAGGAGAATTTATAGAGGAGGAATTAAGTCGTGAGCCTGAACCAGAGCGGAACCTGGAAAAGTGAGGAGTGGGATTTTGAGTATGAGATCCCGGAGTTCGACACTACAGGAACCACAGAAATTAGCCCTCCGGGGTCAAGGGATGACCCGTTCAACAATCTAGTTGCTTTCGGATCAAGTCTATTTAAGGGGATCTTCGATTTCTTCGGAGGCGTTTTTAATGGCGTGGTAGACTTGGTAGGTGGCGTTTCTGGCCCTGTCCTGGAGGCAGTTGGCGGAGCGGTCACCGCCATCATCGGAGGGTTAGCCAACGTCTTCGCTGGAGTAATTAACTTCTTTAGGCCAGGAAGCTCAGGGCCTCCTAAGCCTATCCCAGAGGTATTGAACCCCTTTAACACCGCCATCATGGAGACTCTCCAGCCCGTATTCGATGACATCGCCACTAACAACGCGGAGCTAGAAAGGCTCTCTGGGGAATCCGAGGATCTCAACGATGGCCTTGAAGAGGCAATTAGGCAGATGGACCCTAATGAGACGAATACGAAGGCATGGCTGCTCCAGGAGCAAATCAACGAGGCGAATGAGAAGTGGAAGGACACTGCAAAAAAGAACTTCGAGAATCTAGGGGAGTCTGTACAGCAGCTCGGTCAGAACGCGATGCTAATGTTCGTTGGCGAAGCAGGAGTTAACACGGGAACTGACGACACTCTAAGTCCGCACTGGAAGTTTACGAGTTCAGGAAGTAGCACGAATAAAACCTGGACTCTTGAGGCGAAGCCAGGCTGGGCTGGCACAGCCAGCATCACATTCTACTACAGCCTATCGAGAGATATCGAGAGGTCAACATATTCGTTCTCTGAGGCCCGTCATCATGTTGCAAGATTCCCAAACCCGAGTGGGAGAACCTTCACTATGTCGGAGACTTACAATAATGGGGTTTCAGATGTCTCAGTCGAGGTCAACTACCAGCTTGCTCCAGGCACTCCCGACAGTAAGAGGGAAGAGCGCACGAACGTGGATGTTAATCAGTCCTCTACGTCGTGGACTAGCATTTCTGGCTTCACCTTTACTGTCCCGAAGTCTTCGGAGTTTGCGTACAACTTCTATCTTGGCTGGGACGCAGCTAACCGAGGCTCTACATACGGCATGAGAGTTTATAATCAGACTCAAAACACGGTGCTTAGTGCTGACGGGCCAAGAACCGACATCGGACCTCTGACCTCGCTAGGAAATGGACACGTAGAAAGAGTCCTTCAGGGTCTAGGGACAAAGATGAACTGTAAGCCTGGAGACAATATCGTATTCCAAGCGCTCTCCGACGCGGGGGGCTCAAACCAAAGGAAGATCCGAAGGACATCTATGGATGTCACTTGGGTCTGGCAGGAAGGAGAGAATACATAAGATGGATGTTAACACACTAAGGGAGGTGATGGGGAATTACCGAAACGTTAACTATGACGCTATGGTAGGCCCCATGAATGAGGCGATGATCGCTGCTGGATGCACTAACCTCCGGCGAGCTGCTATGTGGTGTGCTCAGATCGGCCACGAGTCAGAAGGCCTCACCGCGATGGAAGAGTACGCCAGCGGAGCTGGCTACGAAGGAAGGCTTGATCTAGGCAATACTCAGCCTGGAGACGGAGTGCGCTACAAGGGCCGAGGCCCTATCCAGCTCACGGGTAGGTCCAACTATCGAGCCTTTACTACGTGGGCTAGAAGCAAGGGCTATACAACTATCGACTTTGAGGCGGAACCACACAAGGTTTCCGAGCCTAAGTGGGGATTCCTTGCAGCGTCCTTCTATTGGACGGTGAGGAGGCCTGACATTAACTCTCTGGCCGACCAGGGAGATGTAACGAGAGTAACTCACAGGATTAACGGAGGAGAAAACGGACTCAGTGACCGTATAGCGAGATATAATCGCGCGATGGCACTCGGAGACCGAATCCTTCCTTCAGCCTCTGAGACAGGCACACAGACATCGAAAACGACGGCTGCGGAGAAGGTCCTGGATTATAAGCGAGACTGGGTGAAGCAGGACACCTACTATAACTGCGGTCCCGCTTCTTGTCAGACAGTAATCGGCGCAGCTACAGGGAATTACCCTGGAGAGGTTGAGCTGGCAGCAGCTCTCAAGACCACGATTAACGGAACTGACTGGATCGGAGTCTTCCCTGGAGTCCTAAACAGGTACATTCCCGGAGGAAAGTACTCCTCCAGGGAGATACCTAACGATCCGCCAAGGAGCGACCAGAGAGATCAGCTCTGGAAGGACATCATAAACTCCATCAACTCCGGTTATGGAGTCGTGGCAAACATTGTTGCTCCTCCAAGCAACTACCCGAGAGCGAGCTACAAGTCCACACAGTCCCCAGCCTATGCAGGCGGAACAGTGTATCACTACGTTGCGGTGATGGGTTACGCCATTGACGACAGCGGAAGATCTCATGTGTGGGTCGCAGATTCCGGTTTCGCACCCTATGGCTACTGGATGACTCTCCAGCAGCTATCCACGCTTATCCCACCAAAGGGATATGCGTACTCCACCAACATTCCTCAGGAAGGACTAGATATGGACGCAGTAAAGCAAATCATCGACTTTGTTAAGGGCTGGACAGGCCCGATGATCCAGGACATCAAGGACATCAGACAGCAGCTGACCGGAGGCAGGGATACTGTCTACCGAGAGGATGGCTCTGTTGACCTTGTTGCCAGCTACCCAGGCTGGAGGCAGCTAGGAACCGACAAGAACGGAAACCCGCTCTCTATGGTCGATAGTATCGCCTGGAGCCATGTGAAGTCAGATAAGATCATCGAGATCCTTACGGCTCTCCAGGATCGTATCACCGAACTAGAAAAGAAGGTTAAGTAATGAGTATTTCACCAGAAGCAATTTATGACGACCCGCTAGTAAATAAGGTTCAGGAAGCTGGAGAGAAGGTAATCTCCGAGTACCCTCCATTCGAGAAGAGGAAGAACTCTGTTGCCTCTATCTCCTCGGGAGTTCTCCAGGCACTCAACCTCGTGGCTGTGGCTGTAGGTGTGACTAATCCGTGGCTTGCGATTGGATTAGGCATTGCCATTGCGATCGTAGAGACGATTTTCCACGCAGCCACGAAGGGCCCCGTGACCAAGAGCGGAGTTAAGGCGATCGAGGAGAAGTTCCTCGACATCATCACCACTCCAGATCCGGTGGTTGTCAGTTCCTCTCCAGGTGCCAGCACCTATGAAGGTCTGACAGTAACAGGATAAAAGAAACCCCCTACCTTAATTGGTAGGGGGTTCTTCTATTTCATCAGCTGGACTCCTCGGTAAACGTGTCGGTTTGGCGTTCCGTTAACGGTAGTTCTCGCACTGGTAAATCCCAGAGATTTGAGCGTCTTATGGAACTCGTTGAGGCTGAAGTTATGGATCGGAATACCTTCATCAACAGCGAAAGTCTTCCAGGCCATATCAACCTCCTCCCTAAGCGCGATAGTCTTCTTGTCTGAGACCTTAGCTAGGTGTCGAGAAGCGAACTCGTGTACCGGCGAGATCTCTCCAGAGAACTTCTGAGAAGTGTCTCGAATGATCTCAGGCCACTCGTCCCTGCTCAGCCCCTCTTCCTTATACATTTGGAATCCCTCTAGCAGCCACCAGAAGATAGCAGGGTAAACCATAGGACTAAAGATGCTCTCTTCCTTCTTAACAGAGAACTTATTACTCTTGTTGAAGGGGATAATGAGAAGGCGGTTGGAAAGAGCTTCGTCGCCTCCCTGAATCCCAGGAATAGAGTTGGTTGCCACATATGGGGTGAAGCTAGGGGTCTTGGCGATAACTTCGGCAGAGTGAACTCCTCGGAGCTGCTGGCTATCGTTACCTGTCACTTGCTTGAGCGAGTTGGCAGAGAGCTCGTAGTCCGTTCCGATCTCTGACATGAACACCATGCGTCTGTTGACGTTAGCCAGAACTTCGGAGTTAGGCCCGCCAGTGTTTCGACCTAACAGCTTCACAGCGTTAATAGGGGAAGCATAGTCACCAAGAGCGGAACCAATAGCCTCCAAGATGGTTGTCTTACCAGTGTGGTTAGGTCCGAAGAGGAAGACCATAACCTTCTCTGGATTTCCATCCACTAGAGAGTACCCCATCACCTTCTGAACAAACCGGCGAAGAGTCGGATCAGGGAGGAATCTCTCCAAGAATTTTTCCCAATTGGGGTGAGTTGCATTCTTCTGGAAGATGGCTCGGGTGCTCATAGTGAGCATGTCGGACTTCTCGCTGTCCCTTACTCGGAAAGTTTCCTCGGAGAGGTCCAGCGTCTTTCCCCCAGCCACGCCGAGATATTCCCCAATACTGTCAAAGTCAAGGGCACTGACTTTAATTTCGTCAATTGAGGACAGCTGATCCAGGACATGATTCATCGCAGGAGTGTTGAGAAGGCGACTAGACCTCCTGTTGAGGTTGTCAGCCATAGCCTGAAGGCTCTCAATCATGTCACTCTCCTCCTCTGTAATCTGGCCCTTAGCAGCCTTTTCTTCCAGAGCCATAACTTCGAGCTCTCGCTGTTCTGCCTCGTACTTGAGACGCTGCGCGAGACCGATAGCAACCGTATTGTACATCTCACCTCGGGAGCTGAAGGTAAATCGACCCATCTTACTGGACCATCGAGCAAACCTCTTGGAGGTTTCGGCGTTGGGATCTACCAGAACGTCCGTTCCCCAGTAAGAGGCGTAGATCCTGGCGTTATCGAAGTCATTATCTCCGTAGCTGGAGAGCCGAGTGATGCCTTGAGGCTTCCTCTCAGATTCAGCGGAGACAATGAGATCAGAGAGGTTACCGACAGCAAAATCTGCGCTCTCCTGGAAGATCGTGAGATCTCCAGCCTCAATCTCTTCCCTTACTCGTTCCACCTCGCCAACGACAGCCCTCTCAAACTCTGCCTCTGCTGAAGATCGGCTCCTTCGCTGTCCTTCAATGACGGCCTCATAGAACCTGTCGGAGATGGTGCCTAGGGCTACCTTGACTCCGGCATGACCCTCTACTCCAAGTCGAATTGCCGAGTGAACAGCGGAGACCATCGTATCGTGGCCGTTATTCTGGATGTCGTCAAGGAACTTCTCTCCAGAGCTCACCTTGGCTAGAGGATTAGACATAGAGCTCTTATCCGAGCTCCCATCCTCGCTGACCTTAGATACCCATCCAGGGAGGTTAAGTCGAAGCCAGTCAATAGCTGCCCTGTACTTGTCGCCTCCAGAACCAGTAAAGGTCGAACGACTAGACTTGGCAGTAAAGGCTCCGCGTTTTACGCCGTTGGTTAGGTGAGTTACCCAGGCCTCAGGCATCTCAGGAAGGTCCTTGACGTAAGGAGGGGAGTCAGCGAACACTCCTTCAGGAGAAATCCACTTGTACTGACTGTCTCCGCTGACCGAAGGCCACACGACAGAGTATCGGTGACCCATCTGAACAATATCCACATTGATACAGGCCTTAGACTCCCACTTCAGTCCAGGCGGGACTCGGAAGAAGATCTGGCCGGAAGGGTTCCTAATTCCCCTTCGGGTGGAACGCCACACAGAGTCTCGGTTAAGAGATCCTAGCTGAGACTCTAGCTCTCTGAGGTGGTCGTCTCCACGCTTGGTGCCGTAGTGGTCAATGTCGATAGAGATGATCTCCTGGGAGCCCTCAACGTCAGACTGAAGCCTGAGACCGAGATTGGCTCCTTCCACTCCATCCCATAGCTCCTCGATCCTCTCAGGAGTGATATAAGGAACGCCTCCGGTAACTCCTGGGATAGGAGGAGACTTCTGGCCCTCAGGGAGCGGGAAAGGAGCCGTCCATCCTTTACGGATGTATTCTTCGGCCACTTCCCAGCTCGCCAAGGTTCTATCAGGAGAACTTCCTTGAGTAGTGATATTAGAGATCGCGTTAAGCGCGTCCAGGTTAAATAGTGACATTTATATCCTCTTTCATTGAATCAGTAATAACTTCGCCTCCCCAGATTCCTCGGGAGTCTTTCGCCTTTAAGCCTAGCATGAGGCATTCTTTTCTGGCAAGTAGAGGGCAAGAGCGACAGATCCGAATACAAGAATTGAGCCTGGCTCCACGATCAGCTAGGCTCTCTTCTTGCCTTAGATAAGGCTCAAACAGCTCGACTCTATTCTTGCACGGAGTCCGCTTTGAGTCCACTAAGGAAGCCTCCTAACGACTCCTTATCAACGGAGCTAGGAGAAAAACATAAGCTGAATCCTCCAGCATCCAGTCGTTGTGCGAGATTAATAGCAATCTCTTTGGGGGTCTTCGGCTCCTCCTGGAGCCAGGGCACGTCCTTGTAGTTGGCGGAGCCAAACTTACCAGACTCTATATCTTTAGTGATCCCCTCTCCCATCTTCTCCATGAACTCCAATAATTTCTTCATAAGCTCTCCTTACTTCTTCTCGATATACCAGTCGAGCCTTAACCCACGGGTACATCTCTTGTTCCTTCACTCTTCCGAACCTCACTGGCGAGTGCCCCATCTCTAGGAATTGATGGCTCTGAACGAGGCGGTTCCTACTAAAGATCTTAATCTCTGGGAACCCCAGAGCCTGCATTGCGTACCCATAAGGTACGGTTCCTGTGAGATCCGCTTCAGCCAAGGAAGTTTCCGAGAATCCCCGTGCAATGTCAAATCGCTTGGTGATCTCGGCACCCTCCTTGAAATCAAGGAAGCTCTTTATGAGATGAATGCCCTGCATTGCGGTCAGTCCTCTTCTATTGTAGTACTTATTGAACTCAATATCAACCCTGTGCTCCTTATGGAACTCAGAGACGCGCCGATAGACCCAATCCTTGTAGTTGCTCTCGACAGGAATGTACTGCTTTACGATCTCTACTCGGGAGAACGCGAAAAGTACTTCGGGTTCTGCAATAGCTTTCTCAAAAACAGAACGCTGTGGCGGGTTGCATCCCTGCCATGTCGATCCTTCTGCGTCTGGATTGTATATCCCCATTTATCTAACCTTTCGTCTGTACAGGTCCCCTTAGCATCGGAAGGAGACTGGAAAAATATAAAATTACCCTCTTCTGAAGGGAGATTGTAGTCGCCATCCTCGTTATCTCCGGTCAGAATCTCGTACACTGACTGGATGATTCCGGCTGTAATTCTGACCGGAGAAAGGAAGTCTCTGGAGGAGAGGAACTTTCTGATAATAAAGTCCTCGATAACTAAAACAGTAGTTCCGAAAATGCTTAGATAGTTGTACGTGTCCGCAATTTGAGAGGCGATGTTCTGCTCCTGCCAGGCAGCATCCCCCTTCACGAGATCCGCAACATTACCGGAGCCTCCGTAGCTAAGCTGAGTCGTGAACGGTGTGATTCGATCCATGTCATGCGGAGGCGGAACTCCATCACTAAGATCAACCTGGAGGATGGAGATTCCTGTGGTGACTCCGGGGTCAATCCCAATGATGTAGATGTAGTTGGCATCAGGTCTCCCCGTATTCAGGAAGAACTCGGCTACCTCTGCCGGAAGTGATTTTTCCATTAGCTGTCCTCGATTTCAATTGTTGTCATGTCCTCCACCTGAATGGCGGGACCTGAGTTGTTGGATGCCTGGCCGATAGCGTGAACGACGAAGACCTTCTTCAGGTCGATGTCATCCAGCTCCGCTTCTAGCTCTGGGAAGAGATACCTGCTGATATTGAGGTGAACCTCTCCTCCCGCTTCATCAACGCAAATTACCTTTCCCTTGGTAGCAAGGTGAGGCTTCGTGAGCGATGCTGTGACCTCCTCGGTAGTCATATTCTTTCTCTGGCGCATCTCATTAATCACGTCAATCTTCTTGACGGAGATGACATGACCAATATACACGACCTGCTGACCTACCTGAGACGGAATGCTTGCAGATGTAGCGTCTGGCTCTGTCAGGGGGATCTCTCCTCGCTGAATGGAGCTTCGGAGGGTGTATGTAGCCGAGTCAGTGAGCTGAATGCCGAAGGGATCAGGCTTAGAGCAAAGATCCCGTGCCTTCTCCGCTGCTTTAGTACCGTAGCCAGCAACATGAGGAGCGAAGTCTTCCCACTCAACAATAGCGTCGCCATCCCAGGCAGAGCTAGAGCTCTTATTCCTAGCCTCTAGCATCTTCTCCGCTGTCTTCTCGCCAACTCCAGGGATCTGAGTAAACCCACCGACAACACCTGTTCGGTGTTCGTTAGGTTCCCAGGAGACTCCAGAGAGACGAGGGTGTGGAGGAGAGACCGTAAGGCCGTTCGCAATCGCCTCCTGAAGAAGGGGGAGCTGTGGGTCGATCTTCCCCTTCGTCTTGCTCTTCTTAGAGGCTGATTTTAGAGAGGCAGCGTAGAACTCTGCCGGATGGTGGACTTTAAGGTACATGCACCAATAAGCAACCAAGGCATAAGAGATAGCGTGCGCGATATTGAATAGGTAGCTGGCTGAAGCAGCCATATAATCCCATACCTCGCGGGACAGAGCCTCGTCAGCGCCGACAGTATCTCTAGCTCCGTCTCGGAACTTAATCCAGAACTCCTCAAAGGCTCCTCCGGCCTGCTTAGCTCCGATAATCTTTCGGAGCCTTCCGATTTCATGGTCGGAGAGGCCACCGAAGCGGGACCCGATCTGCATGACCTGTTCCTGGTACACCAGGCAGTTGTTAGTCTCAGAAAGGATCTCGTCAACGACAGGGTGGATCTTTCGAGGCTCTTTACCACGTGCCACGTCGATATACTCCGCTGTCATACCAGAGATTAGAGATCCTGGCCTGGATAGAGCGTTAACGTCGGCCAGGGTCATGAAGTCAGGGACGTTATCGGTCCCTGAGTAGATCTTTTTCATGATAGACCTCGTAGCCCTACCTTCAAACTGGAAGATCCCCGTCAGGTTGTCCTTGGCGAACTCCTTGAGGGTCTCCTCGTCATCATAGGGGAGGTCATACATCGTCTGTAGGCTTAATGTCACTCTTTCCTCCTTCGTTTACAGACTTAATGGTGTCTGAGATGATTGTCATTGTCTTTAGACCTAGACAGTCAAGTTTAAGCATACCGAGATACGCCGAGTCTCGCTTATCGTAGGCGAGAACTTCTGTCATGTCTCCATTAGTCTTCTCCCTCTCATAGATAGCGCACGTGTCGCTGATCGGAGAGTTAGAGATCACCATTCCAGCTGCATGGACTCCCAGAGTCTTCTGGTCTCCCTCTAACCTGAATGCTAACTCAAGACCTGGATGATTGTCAATAATCTTCTTCGCTTCAGGGAAGGCAATGGCAGTGTCTTCTGCCGTATCGAACTCACGAGGATCCCCGTAAGGAGCTTCCACAATGAACTCGCAGAACTCTTCGGCCTCCCACGGCGGAGCTCCGATGGCCTTGGCCGTGTCTTTAATTGCTGTCTTACCTCGGAAACGAGAGAAGTTACCGATGTTGCCGACGTTATCTACTCCGTAGATGCTTCTAGCGAACTCAAACACCTCGTTCCTTCGGTCGTCCGCGTAGTCGGTATCGACATCTGGAGGATCTTCACGTCCTGGATCAAGGAATCTCTCGAAGAGCATCTGAGGGAACTCCATCGGATTAACCTCGGAGATCCGCAGCAGATAGCAGACCAGAGAACCAGCAGCGGAACCTCGACCAGGACCAACGGCGATGCCGTTATCCTTAGCCCAGCCTAGGATCTGCTGGTTAATGAGGAAGTAGTCGCTGAAGTCCTTAGGGATAATGACGGCCAGCTCCTTCTTGATCCTCGCTGTGTACTCCTCTTTCCGCTTTCGGAAGTCCTCTCGGAAGCGCTCGTTAGTCTCCGCACGGAACTTTACGCCCTCCTTGATCGCCTCCTTGAGCAAGTAAGCAGCATGAGAGGCTGTTCCGTTACTCTCCGAGAATCTGACCTGAGAGGTCTTAGGGAGAGTGACATTAAGACGGTCAGCAACCCGAGAAGAGTTGTTGATAGCCTTAACAGCTCCATCTTTAGAGACTCCAGCCTTAATCAGGCGGATAGCCATCTCTCGATCGCTCTCTGGGTAGGTGCAAGGGTCCGCTGCGTAGTCTCGGTCCATCTTATCCATTGGGATCTTCCACTTAATAGCATTGGAGAGCTTCTGGATCTCCCAGTCCTCAGGGTAAGGGTAGTGAGCGTCAGCTGTAGCCACCAGCGGAACATCGAGCTCCTTAGAGAGAGACTCGATCTGCTGATTTAGAAATACTGTGCGGTCATAGTTCGAGAAAGGTTGGACCTCAAGGTAGTAACGGTCTCCATAGACGTCAAGGAATCGTTCAACCAGCTCTGCGCCCATCTGGAGCCTGTCGTCGTCTGAGTATTGTGCTGGTCCGATGTCTTCTCGTACTCGGAGGCCCTGAGACTTTCCACCAGCAAGAGTACAGCTAAGCCACGAATCAGCGCATCCAGAAAGGATGACCAGGCCTTCAGTACCGTGTCGATTAAGTAAAGTCTCGGTGTTAATTGTTGGGTAGTGGTAGAAGCCACTCTTGTCCTCCTTCTTCTTGTAGCTCTCAGTAACCATGCGAGAGAGGTTTCGGTAACCTTCCTCGTTCATGGCTAAGATCGTTTGGTGGAACTTGCGTTTCTCTCCTGGCTCCGCCACGTAAGCCTCAACTCCAAAGATCGGCTTGATTCCTGCCTTGAGAGCTGCCTGTTCCAGCTGAACGTGAGAGCTTACAGTTCCGTGCTCGGTTAGAGCCAGAGCGGACATCCCGAGCTCTTTAACTCTGGCTACGTGCTCCGCAGGAGAGCCGTGACCATCTCCACTAGAGAAGCTAGTATGAGAGTGGAGACTGACGAACTTCATATCCTTTTTCCTTCTTTCTTTCTGCCTTAATGAGCTCGGTGAGCTCTTCCTTGCTAGGGAACTTACCCCAAGCGTCCCAGCCAACATGGACCTGGAGGGTTCCTAGAGAGGTTCGACTGATCTTATCTGGACTGTGGGTGTGTCCGTGGATAATGAGGTCACCACAGTCTTTTGGCCTCCATTGAGTGTCTCGCTCCTCCTTCGTATGGTCTCCCTCGTAAGGGTAGTGACACAGGAGGCCTTTCTCTCCAGCAATCTTAACTGACCGTACAGGAGAGATCGAATTGAAGGTCTCTCTCCACTTCCATAGGTCCTTGAGGCTCTTGGACTTGAGTGGATGGATACTGTCGTGGTTGCCGGTAATCAGATGGAGCTCTGGACGACAGTAGGCTAGATAATTGAGCGCCACATCTTCGTGAGCTGAATTTCCGATAGTGAGATCTCCCAGGAAGAATAGCCGGTCTCCGTTTCGGAGGCGGGACAGCTCTTCCAGAATGACATCCTCATTGGAGGAAGCTACATCTTCCACTCGGATGTTATTCCAGTCAATCCTTGAGGGGCTTGTAAGATCTCTGGACTCAGCGATGCTGGCGTGGAACAGGTGCCAGTCTGATGAAAAGTAATCTGTCATATAAGCCTCCTTAGCTACTAAGAGTGTGAGTGAGTACGTCGCCTACTCCGGCGCTCTCTGGGTTAGGTGTTCCTGTTGAGATAGCCCAAGCGTCCATGATCTGAGATCCTGGAAGTCCAGTGACCAACTCGGCCAGCCAGAAGCCAGCCATAACGATTGTGGTGTAGCCCTGCAAGAGCGGGGCCACGAGTGCGATTAGTTCCATGATTACTCCCTAACTAAATCTTTAATAGATCCCGGAAGAAAGATAACATCGCAGAGTTTTGGATCTGAGAACACTAGAGCCTTAGCTCCTCGATGGTCCTGTTTCACCTTCTTGACTCCGCAGATCCTCTTATTGGGTAAAGATTTGTTGTTGTATTTGATGATGATGTTCATGCTCATGATTTTACCTTCTCTCTAGAGCTTATTCAAGACCCTACCCCTCTTCGGGGTAGCCTACGAGCTCCTGAACTCGGGTAGTGACCAGTTCGAGGGGAACATCGACAAACTTGTCGTGGTGACCTACCTTAGCGATCACTCCATGTCGAGGGTCCTTGGCAAGCGCGACATCGACAGCGGAACCGTGGATCTCAATGAGGAGAGCTCCATTCATTCGTCCTGCGATGTGAGAGTCGATTCCTCGACCTACCTTAAGGTCTTTCATGATGATTGCTGCTTCTCTCTTAATTCCCATTTTCTGCCTCTTCCTTCTTAAGTCGTTCAATAGCCTTCATGCACTCTTCGTAGATGTACGATCCCTTGGTGATGAAGATAATGCTTCCAAATGGTCCGCTGTGAGTGGCGATCCTACCAGGATACATATACCAGCCATCCGTAGGGTAGTTAACCTTCTCGTAGTCCTCCGAGGCGCATTGATACCTGAAGTAATTCGTCCCTCTCGTCCCGTCTGGATTCCTCCAGTCCGCAGGGACTTTTCTGTGGACTACAAAATCCCCTCCGTAAGTCGAATTTGGGGGATTACGATTTGCTACGAAAACGTAGTCTTTTCTAGCTTTAGCCAATCTACCTCCTCGGTATCTGTTGTCTTGCTGACATGATTGAGCTTAACACGTACCTAGAGAAATGTCAAACAAATACAAAAAGAGCCTCCCGAAGGAGGCTCTAAATGTGTTGGTGGTAAGTCCCCTAGGCAGGACTCGAACCTGCAACCTATGGGGTAGAAATCCATTGCTCTGTCCTTTGAGCTACTAGGGGTGAAGGGGCCGAAGCCCCAAGGGGTTATACTACGAAAGCGTAGTCGGTAGCGACCTGAACGGATTCAACATCATGGGATCGCAGAACTTCGACTAGCTAATTGAAGTTCATCGTCTTTCGGATGTCGCCGGTCTTAAAGTTGTCCTTAAACTTATTGCCAATAACGGATCGAAGTTCTGTTGCTTTGCTGTAGAGGTCAGTAGGATTCATTGAGGTCTCCTTCAATTTAGGTTGGGTAGAGGTAGCTCCATTTAGCAGCGGAGCCTCATGCGGAAATCGAACCCGCATCGTCTGATTGGAAGTCAGACATCTTAACCATTGGAACAATGAGGCTGGTGGGGTGCTGGATTGCCTTTTACCAGCGAGGGCTTGCGTGCGATCTATTATTAGTACCGCGCCCTGCCATACCTTTCGACCGCTAGGTCGGTAACCCGCTAAGGCCAGTATGCACAATCTTCACCGTTGCACGCGACGGCTTTTGCTCTGTCAACCCCGGACAGTCTGTACGGGACTATCCTTGCGCCCTAGAGAGGATTCGAACCTCCAACCTGAGGATTAGGACTCCTCTGCTCTATCCATTGAGCTACCAGGGCATCTCGACGTTTCAATCGAGGCCCGCAAAACCTAACTCAGGCTACTTATGCGCTAGGCATGTTCGCCTGGGTTAGACTGCGGTTGTGGACTCTAACGTGTCCCACATCTCTTCCACTCTCCAAGGGGCTTCCGAACGTTCAGGCTTACGAATGCTTAGGCCGACTGTGCGGATTCTAAGCTTTCCGTAACTTGGTCTTACCCTAGCCACCACGCCCGTGCGAAAAGCTGTGACCCGTCAAGCACCAGTTATCGCACCTAGCTTGACCACTGTCCCGCACATAGGATTTGAACCTACTCAACCGAAGTGCCTGATTTACAGTCAGGTGCGACTCTCCATCTTCGCCGGTGCGGGCTTCTCGCCGTTTTTATCGAGGTGACGAACCCTCGTTTCCTAACGCCTGCCTTCTAGCCCGGATGACAGGACTTGAACCTGCAACTTCTGGTTTTGGAGACCAGCGCTCTACCAATTGAACTACATCCGAATTGAAGCCTTTTAGCGACTTGCTTAGGTCGCACAAGCAGAGGCTTGCCGGATCTTTATCCAGCTATTTGAGCTTACTCGGAGCTGTTGCCCTGTTCATTCTCTCAGAACTGGCTTACATAGGAAAGTTTACCACATCTTAATTCCAGATGTCAAGTCGGCCTTCCAAGGTGTCTACAAGAAGGTCAGTTTGGGGGCCTGAGACAAAGGATACCTCGTCGGTATCTAGGTCTGTGATCTTGTAGATCGGCGCAGCCTTAGCTCCGCTCTGTTCGATAATCTCTGGATTATCCTCGATGAAGTCCGTGGTGGACTCGACCTCGTGCTCTGTCTGCTCCAGCCAGCGGTCAAACTCGCTACGCATTCGCAGGCAGTTAGGGCAATGAGAGCGCTTCTCGTAAATCTCTACATCAATCTGTCGCATGTAATTACTCCAAATCCAAATCGTCGTCGTCTAGTGTGAAATCGTCATTCTCGGCCTCTGAGAAATCATCATTCTCTGCCTTCTGGCTACCCTTAGGAGGAGCAGCGAAGTACTTGACTTGCGCTCGGGTCTTACCTTCCTTATCAGTCCAGTTGCTGATATAGGCCTCAAGATCAGGGATCTTATCGGTCTTAAACTTGCCGATCTGAGTGATCTTCTTTGCCTTACCACTCTTCGTGTCTTCAGCGTGGATCTGGCCCTTGTTGGCAGCGTCCACGAAGCCTGAGATGCTCATGGTTCCGCCAGAGAGTGCGAGAAGAGCGCTATCCAGTACGCTGACGTGAATAGAGAAGTACTGGTGTCCTGGATCGAACGGGATAGTCAGGTTAGTGCTGACTGGAGCTCCTTCGTAGCCTTCGTCCAGAACCTCACAGAAGACGGTGATCTGGTCATGTCCAGCAGCGGGACCGGCCTTAGCCTCGGAGAGGAGAAGGGTGTTGACCTTCACCTTGTAATTGCCTGGAGGTGGGGTGGGGCCAGAGTACTGAGTGAACTCCTTGCGGTTCTCTCGTGCGGTCTGGATGTCGTCCTGGCTGATCTTAGCCATTGAAAGCTTCAATTTACTCATTTACTGCCTCTTCCTGTTGGGATTCTTCTTCTTCTTCTTCGCTGGCACTAGCTGCCAGCAGATCTTCAGTGTACTGTTCAAGGGTTAGGTCACCCTTGCGTCCTTGGTACAGGCTGAAGCGGTCCTTAGCGAGAACATTGTCCGACTTATTGAACTGGAATGCTCGGTGAGTATTGCCGTTCTTTCTGACCACAGATAGATAGCATACCACATCCACTTCACCGCATACCCACCAGGAGACAGCTCCTTTTCCTCCGTGCAAAGCTGGAAGGCGGTACTCATTACCATCTTCGTCCGTGGCGAGGTCAGCCATAGCGGTATAGATGATGTTAGCATCTGATGCGTTAAGACGGCGAACGATGTCTTTAAGCCTCTCCTGAGCTTCACCCCACTCCTGGAGCTCTCTCGTGTACTTGCTGCGAGAAGAGTTCTTGCTCGTAGCTTCGTCAAGGATCTTCTGCCAGATAAGGTCCTGCATCTTGGTCAGAGAGTCGATGACAACCCAGTCGTATCGGTCTGGCTGTTCGATAATAGCATCCACGACTGCCTCCAGGGTCTGCCAGTCATCTACGTTAATTACCTGAGCCTTAGAACCTGCTCTTGCAGCGGACTTGGTTCCGTGCTCGATGCCTACAAGGAGGGTGTCCTTGCCCTTGTTAGGACCGGAGCCTGCAAAGACTGTTTTTCCTGATCCTGGATCTCCGTAGAGCACCATATTGATGGACTCTGTAGTTTCGGATACCGGGATGGCGGAATCTAGAATTGATGTCATTCTTCCTCTTTCTTTCTGATCATAAAAGGTTTTCCTGAGAGTATTGCGACTTCCTCCCTGGTGAACAGGGAGAGCTGAGGGCCTGACTCGTCAGGCCCCACAACGCCACCAGCGGAGCTAATGATCTCAATGCACTCTTCTGCAATCTCCTTCGGGGAGACCTCGTGAATTACATCGTCAACGATCTTCATTGCTGTCACTGGGTACTTCGCAGGCTTGCCGTTGCTGTCAATCTCTAGGAACCTAATGATTCGGTCCCCGAGGGGAGAGAGCTTAGTCTCTAGCCCCAGCATTCCCTGAACTGTCATTTAGCCGACGACCTTAACCTCTACCAGCTGAATGTCGCTCCAACCGATCTGCTTGCCTGGGTGAGTTGGGTGCTCCTTGAGCTCGTTGATGACCTTCAGAGCAGCGCTCTGCGCTCGTCGTGCATCACTTGCCCCAACGCGGACCTTCTCAGGGTAGATGGTCGCCTTCTCTGAGTTAGTAAGTCCCTCTAGGATGTTGCGGAAGTGGAAAGTTACTAGGTAGTTCTTCATGGTTATTACTCCTTATCTCGGTGTGCTGCATATGGGTCCCAGGTGTCAAAGAATCCTTCGGCCATTGGCTTCCAGTCCTTCCCTGACTCGTCCAGCTCGCAAAGCTCCTTGAACTCGCAGAAGCTGCACGCCTGAGTGGGTGATTTGGTGGCTGGCAGAACGCCATTTCGGACGACGCTCATTGCCTGGAGGTCTAGCTTAATCCTCCCGATTTGAGACTTTCTCTCTCCTGGCGATCGGAAGACTGTCTTCCTCTCGAACAGAGGCGCAGGTTGAAACTTAGATTCAGCTCCGAACACCTCGATCTCCTTCTTCTCGGCTAGCTCCTTGAGATCCGCCAGGCTTGCCTTGCCAGGAGATTCAATCCCTGCCTCTTCTAGTGCTTTAACGAAGTCTGCCTTAACAGGCTTATTCGTACACTTCCCCTCGGCGTTGCGAGGTCTTTCATCTGGCTTTCTCTTCACCAGGTAGTTGTAGACTATACCAGAGATGGTCTCTGTTTTGTCAATTAGGCCCTTATCTCTGAGGATTAGGTCCGCAACAGCCCAATAAGAGCCAGCCTGGTCATCTAGTGGAAGGTACTGGGTGTTTGAGGAGCCTAGCTGCTTCGCAGTCTTGTGATCCCAGAGGTAGATCTTACCATCTCTGGAGTCTCGTACTACGAGGTCGATAGTTCCGACGTACTCAGCCCATTCTTCCCGTTCCCTGATCTCCCACACCTCTTCATCGGCATAGAGAGCGGGATACTTAACCTTAACATTAAATGTCTGCTCGGCCTGGATAACCTCTAGGTGAGGCTCGTTTCCGTAGTACTTGAGGTATTCCCTCAACATAGCGGAACCTAAGACCTTAGCCTCGACAACCTCTGTACTGTCCCCATCCAACTGAGTGTTGACATACTGAGTGTCGCCTCTTGTTTTGTCGCAATATTCCTCCCAGGTCTCGATCGGGTCTTTACCCCTCTCCTTCCCTGGGATGTACCACCTCTCTAGTGCGAGGTGGATTCCAGTTCCGAACCAGAGGGCGGGGCTCTCCCGCCTCGTGTTGAGTTTATCAACGTAGCTCCTCTCCCATGCCCATTGGCATCTCTTAAAAAGGTTGCGTTCAGAGGTTCTAAGCCTTACTTCTGGCTCCTGTGCCATTACTCTCCTTCTAGATCCTTAAGGAAGCCTTCTGGGAGGTCTCCATTCTCCTTTAGTGCCTGTACCGCAGTCCGAACTAGCTTTTGAGTCTCAGATGTTGTCAGTGCCGTGCCACCAAAGACAATTCTCTCTCCAATGGAGATCCTGAAGAGGTAGTGCCTGCCACTGGACCCCTTATGCTTCGCAAGGTGATACTCCATGCGATCAGGGAGGTTCTCTTGCGCCTCTTCATAGTAAGCCAACACAAGATCTCCAGCGCTTTGGTCAACTCGGTGTCCGTAGCACGTCTTCTCCAGGACATCCTCGGCCACTTGGAGCTGATAGTCCTCGAAGTCGTCTTCGTGTTCAATGAGATATATTGCAGCCTGAAAGAGCCTGCTATGCTCATTTAGATTGAAGTCTGGATCAACCATCGAGTTGTCATATGGCACTGTAGCCAGGATGATCCGGTTCAGCTCTCCCCAAGCCTTACGCTTTAGTGAGTAGGATTTGCTTAGCATAGTTAATACCTCTTTCCCCATCTAGGACTTGTTTTTGGATTTGGTCTCGTCCGAACGTGGTCCGAGCGATAGATTCTTCAATCGTACCCTTTGACCTTAGGTAGTGAATCGTCACGTTGTGATTTCTACTCACTCGGTGAACTCGATCCTCAACCTGTTCCTGATCGTCCGGGATGAACGTTTCATCTAGAATCACAATATCATCTGCTCTGTCTAGTGTCAAGGCGACACCGCCAGCGTTTGTATTGAGAAGGAAAACCTGAGGTCCGTGGTCTGTCTGGAACAGCTCCGCTGCTCGCTTTCGCTCTCCGGCAGAAACTCCACCAGCGACCTTCAGCGTCTTAATTCCTCGCTTCTCTAGAGCTGCCTGGAAGATATTGATTACCGAAGTAAACTGACTTGCCACGACAACTTTTCGAGCTTGAGGGCCAGAATCCCCCTCTTTATCAATTCCTAGCTCCGAGAGAAACTCTAGGAGCCACGTGAACTTATTAGAGGGAAGAGCAGGCTTGAAAGCGTCAACCTCAAAGCCATCAGCATCTTCCTTGGTCTCGATCGTACCATAACATCCAGCGAATTGCTTTAGCCTGGTCATCACAGCCAACTGACCGTTGGCGACTACACTACCAGAGTCAAGATAAGCGATAGCGTCTTCTTGCATCTCAGCATAGGCCTTCTTTTGCTTAGGTTCCATATCGAGCCAATGGCCGATAAGTCCCCTTCGCTCCTCTTCGGTGTACTCACCTTCAAGGTCATCTGGAATCGTACCAGCATAAGTCTTCGGAGGCAACTCCTTAGCGATTTCCGCTTTTGTCCTGCGAAGAGTGAACGGAGCCATAGACTCGTAGAAGGCAGTCACCTTCGACGGATCTAAGTCAACCACAGAGGTGGCAGTATCACCAAATTGATTGATGACCTTATCCTCAGTATAGAACCACTCGGCAACCCATTGCCAGTACGCAGGGTACTTATTGGGAGCCAGCCAGTTGAGAGTTCCCCAGAGGTTTTCTAGCTTACCTCGGAAAGGAGTGCCAGAGATGGCAATCTTCTTTCCTCCAGGCTTAATCTGGAGCTTACCAAACCCGCAGCGGATCTGGGTCTGTTCGTGAGGCCTAGTCTTCTTAGTTACTAGAGCTCGGTGAGACTCGTCCACTACGATAGCAGACCACTCTCTTGGGTTCTTCTTCTTGCCCCAGTAGTCGAGGAAGAATAGTTCAGGGAAGAGATGTTCGTACCGACCCTTAGTGCTGACACCATCGACAGCTACAGGGGCATGATACTTGACCTTAGCCATCTCTAGGTTACAGAGAATCCACCTGCGACTCGATTTACCGGAGAAGAAGCGGAGCTTAGAGAGCTTCTCTTCTCGTTTCTTCCTTGTTCCGGTAACAACTACAATTTCTTCGTCTGGGGCCCACTTCTTAATTTCGGCAGGCCAAACAACCTGAGTCGCAATAGATGGAGACAGGACCAGGATGTCCCCTGTAACCCCTGAAGCCACCACTGAGGCAATCGTGCTCAAGGTCTTTCCTGAGCCTGGGTCGTCAGCAAGTAGACTGTACTCGTTGGCTGCCAGGAACTGAACCGCTACTCGCTGGTAGTCTCGGAGGGTCTTTGCCGTCTCTGGATACTCCTTAACGAGCAATGGCGGAACCTCGGAGCTGGATGTCCTGTCCCCAAGGGAGGCAAGGGTCTTGGCCCTATCCAGGGTTACCTGAAAGGTCTCCTTAGCCTCTGGGGTATAGACAACCTTACCAAGAGCTCTAGCCGTAGACACTGCCTCCTTGATCTTGGAGGCCATAAGGGGGAGTCGGTAAGTATTGAAGTCCTCAAAGACTCCCCCGATGTCGTGAAATGCCTTCTCGTTGCTTGGTGACTTCTCTTCCCAGTTTACGAGAATAATATCTCGGTCTAGATCAACTGAGAATTTGAAAATCATATTAGCTCCAATCGTCGTCCGTTGTTTCTTCTGCCTGGCCGATTACATAGGAGGAACCGGAACCGCTAAAGAAGTCGTGAGTCTCCTCTGAATCTACCGAAAGCTGACTCAGGATTCTAGGCTCTACCCGAGTCATTTCCGCAGGGAAGACATTCTCAAGGCCTAAGTTCTGCATCGCCTTGTTGAGGTTGTACCGGAGGAAGGTCTGAACCTGAGCCGACAAGCCTAGAGGCTCATAGATCTCCTCAATGAGGGGGATCTCGTTAACAAATAGGCGACAGGCAAGATTAGTGACCCTCTCCTTTACTGCATCTCTCTCGTATGGGAGGGCTCCCTCCATTACCTTCTGGAATTTATATCCCAAGTAATAGCCATGCACACCCTCGTCTCTCATGATAAGGCGGATAAGGTCCGCTGTGTTGGTGAGTTTACCTTGAGAGGCGAAGTGAAGAGGGAGATAGAAGCCGGTATAGAACAAGAATGATTCCAGGAGGACAGAGGAGGCTCTAATGATTGCTCCGTAGTACTCCACTCTTCGATCGTTGTAATCGCTGATGTCGTAGGCCTCGTCAAAGACGAGCTTCTTAACTTGAGTAGCCTTGTTATTCTCCACCCAAGCAAAAGCCCCGTCAATATCCTCAGATCCGAACAGAGTAGAGAACACGGAAGAGTAACTCTTAGCGTGAACTTCTTCCATGAATCCGATCTGTTTCATGACTGCAATCTCATGCGGAGTAATGGCATATTCGGAGATACTGTCCGCTCCGATATGACCCTGAATGGTGTCTAGCTGGGTGAGGCCAGCAAAGACCTTCAGGATCGCGGTCTTCTCGTGGTCGCTAAGTCCGGCGAAGGACTTGACATCGTTACTGAGCGGGACCTTAGTGTCCAGCCAGAAGTTCTTGGTTAGCTTATTCCAGACATCGAGATCAGTGTAATCTTCGATCTCGTTCCAGTTGATTGCCTTAGTATTCGTCTTCAATGAGACCCTCCTCAAAATCAGAATTGTTATTAAGACCAGAGGCGGTAAAGCCAAAGGCTTCCTTCCCGTAGTCGTAAATCTCCACTTTCGTTTCTAGCTCGGATTCCTCTAGGCACTCAAGGTCGTCTAGATCAAGTGCTCCGCTTGCGATGGCCTCAATGACTGTATTGGCTATATCGCCTAGACTAGCTTCATTTCCATGAAAAGTTAGGTCCGGTGTGTACTCGACGATCTCTTCGACGGTACGCACTACCCGAAGCCTAATGTACTCTTTCATTGCGTCTCCTTAGGGTTTGGGGTTGAGGAGCTCGCGGGATTGAGCTCCTCGGTGTGTATTTCACGGTACATGATCCCGCTACCGTTGTCAACTAGGCTACAAAGCGCAGCTTAGGCAACCTTCCACTTCCGTGCCTTCTACCGACTTAGCAGAGGTTCGGATGTAGTACAGAGACTTCAGGCCCTTCTTGTGAGCGTAGATCTGCGCTCGGTTAATGTCTCGCGTTGTCGCTGTATCTGGGAAGAACAGCGTGAGAGACATGCCCTGGTCTACCCAAGGAGATGCTACAGCGTACATATCAATGATCGGGTTAGGTCCGATAGCGTAAGCGCTATCAATTGATTCTACATTCTCATTGGTCACTCCGTACTGAGGGTAATAGACTCGACCAAGCTTACCCTCCTTGCGAACCTCAACAGGAGAGGTCACAGGGTGAATCGAGGCCGTGGCATGGTTAATGTACGAGATAGAGCCGGTTGGTGGGATCGCCTGGAGGTTCTGGTTGTAAATACCATGCAGGCGGAACCGCTCAAGAAGGCGGAGCCACTCATAACTCCAGGCTACGTCAGAGTTTTCCATTGCGTTCCCGCTTGCTGTTATCCTATCAATCAAGGCCATAGCTCGGTCTCGGTGACCAGAGATGATATCTCCCCACCTGGAGCCTTCAGCTCCCTTAAAGCCACTTCCCATCTCCTCGGCCTTATCCACAGACGCAGAGATGACAGAGAAGGTGACTCGCATCATGTACCACTCAAACCAGTCCCGAGCCTCTTGAGAGTTATAGTCTAGCCCAAGCTCAATGAGAGCTCCGTGGAGGTTCATCTGTCCCAGGCCAATAGCTCGGGACTCGCGGTTTCCTCGGACAACCGTAGGAGAGCTTCCAATCTCAGTCTGAACAGCTACCTGATTAAGGAACTTATAGGCATCCTTGACGGCGGTATGGAAGTCGTCCGTGTCTAGGGCGCTGAGTCTAGCCACATTGAGACTGCCAAGGTTACAGGAGATGTCTCGGCCTGTCTTCGTGAAGAAAGAGTCCTCCGAGAACTCGCTAGGCGAGGATGGCTGGAAAATCTCCGAGCAGTTTCCCGTTACCAAACCGTTATAAATGACCGAGTGGCCGTTCTCGACGGTTGGGTCGTACACATCCTCCACTCCATAGAACTCGATAGAGTGGACCGTTGCATGGGATTTGTGCGAGGGGACGTAGTGATTCTCGCTGCGGGACGGGCTTTCGGACCCCTGGGCCAGAAGGCGGTCTCCGACCTCCAATTCTGCAAGAGGGATCTTGACAAGTTCACCGTCACGGTCCACGTAGAACTTGTGCCACTCGGTAGCCTTAATCTCGTGCCCTTCTGCGGTGGTCACCTTGTACACGTCAGCGTCTGTGGCTGTCTTGAACATCTTTGAGGACTTCTGGACGCTCGTTCCGGTGCTCTTTAGATTCATAGTGCGAGCACGCTCGTCAACGACAACCTCGAAGTCTTCCTGGGTCTCCCAGAGTACATCGGCACGACGGTAGCCCCTGGAGGTCAGGATCTGAGTATCACCAGTCACGCACAAGTTGGAGCTCTTAATGCGACCAATGTTAGGGGCTGGATTGCCTCGGTTAGCTGCATCATCGAACATAAGGTAAGGATAGCCAGACTCAAACTGAACCTCTGCGATGGTCTGGAACAGCTTTCGAGCGTCGATAAAGGTCTTAGCGATCCTATCATCTTTTAGCCACGTGTCGTACATCTCGGTTACGGAGAACTCGGACAGTGACTTTCCGTACACCTTATTGATGTCATAAGGAGAGAATAGGGCCATAGGCTCGCTCTCCTTGGCAAGGCGGAACGTGACATCAGGAACGATAACTCCTAGGGAGAGAGTCTTAATACGGATCTTCTCGTCGGCGTTTTCACGCTTGGTATCCAGGAACGCAAGGATGTCGGGGTGGTGTGCGTTCAAATATACCGCCCCTGCGCCCTGCCTTGCACCCAGTTGGTTAGAGTAGGAGAAGCTATCTTCTAGAATCTTCATCACAGGGATGACTCCAGAGGCCTGACCTTCTCGACCCTTAATCGGAGCTCCTGCCTCGCGGAGGTTGGAGAATCCAATGCCGACTCCGCCACCACGCTTAGACAGCTGGAGAGAGTCCTGAACGATTCGACCGATGGACCCCATGGTGTCCTGAACATCGAGGATGAAGCATGATACTGGCTTGCCTGCGTCGAGAAGCCCCGCGTTGAGGAAGGTCGGAGTTGCAGGCTGGAAGATTCCCTTGATAATGAGATCCACAAGGGACTCAGCGTGCTCGAAGTCTTCGCTGTAGTGGATGGCCGTGAGTACCACTCGATCTTCGTAGCGCTCGTAATAGCGCTTGCCATCGTTAGTCTTCAAGGCGTAGGAGTTATAGAACTTCAGCGCTCCCATGTAGGTCTTGAAGCGGAACTTGTGTCCGTAGGCCTGTTTCATGAGTCTCTTTAGGTCCTCGAAGCCGTAGCGAAGGACGACATCCTTGTCCCATAGTTGGACTTCCTCTGTGAGGTGATCCACCTTCTCCTCTAGGGAGTGAAAGAATACGGTGTTCTTGTTGACGTGCTCCAGGAAGTAGGCGCGAACACTGTCCTTGTCCTTGTGGAGCTGAGGCTTGCCTTGTTGATCTAGTAGCTTCACCTCGGCGTTGAGATCGCTGTAGGTATCTTTAGTCATTCTTCTCCTTATTTCGGTCTAGGAATTTAATAATTAGCAGAGTTGCAATTGGGATCGAGATAGCGTAGCAGAAGTTCACGAACACCGCCTGTGGAGCTACGATAGCAAGAATGGTAATTGTAGCAGCAACCAGAACGAGCAGCAGCGGAACAATGAGCCAGGCTAGAGGGGCTGGTTTAGGCTTCAGCTCTTCTACGATCTTTTCTAGGTTCGGGTCCATCTATGCTCCCCTTCGAGGCTGTGCGGTTACAGAGGCCACGATCTGTGAATTTCCGTCCTGGGTCTCTACGATGTCAAATCGGAAGTTGTAGAAAGTTGCTGATGGATCTGGGTAGTAGGTTCCAAGAGCGTCCATCGCTACCTCTACGGCCTCGACAGCGGAACCAATAGGGTCCGCGCTGTTGTAGTCTGCCATTACGGAGCAGCTTTGCTTCTTAATCTGTGGTTCGGTCATGCTACCTTCTTTCGTCCTACGGTTTTAATCTGGTTTAGGTTAATGAATCGCCATCCTGACGGGGAGAGGAATTTAATGACTCCTCCTGAGATCTGAGGCTCTACTTTAGAGTCCGATCTGACGATAATTTCTTCTTCATGCTGGATAGCTTCGTTAACAACGACAATCCTTTTTCCTTTGAGATACTCGATGATCTCTTCATCTGTGAGCTTGCTTAGATCTTTCATGCGTCCTCTTTCTGTATCTGTTTGATGGCTTTCTGGAAGCTGGAGCTCTTTCCGAGGGCCCTTTCGACTTTTGACTTCCAGAACTCTGACTCTACCTTGCCATCCTCTGAAAAGAAAATGGTATCCATCGTGACAACCTCTTGGTAGATAGGATGGAAATCTGACACCCAGGACCCCAGGGATGGCTTAGGGTAGACCCTCAAGACTACCACATCTTCCAAACATTCGTCTGGAACTTCTCCTGAGATAGGCTCTGAGACAACCGCAGTGACACATTGAGCGGTTTTATCTACAGAGAAGATATAGATGTCATCCCACGAGTCGTCCCCGTAATCTTCGGATACTGTTCCTCGATAGCTAATCATCCTGCTCCTTTTCCAGTTCCTTTAGTAGTGTTTCGATCTCTTCCTGAGCGCCTCGAATATCTCCCCAGTACAGTCGAATGAGAGCACGGAGCTCAGGGAGCTCAACTCTAGTCCCGCCTCCTGGGTGAATGAAGGCCTTTTCTGGAGATAGGTATTGGCTCTCGGCGTGCTTTACGGCGATGTCTGCAACTCGCTTTGCTCGCCATGCCTCGAAACGCTCCAGGAGAGGGATCGGACGATCGAAGTAGTGGTTGAGGGCCACGAGAGCCTTCTTTACGTCTTCGACTGGCTTTCCCTTATCTCGGTATCGGAAGATGTACTTAAAAGCACTGCCTACGCGAAGCTCTCGGCCTCCCATGAGATCCCACGGGGTTGAGCTCCCGAACCACCAGTGATTCTTGTAGTGGCTATTGTCCGGTACATTCTTAAAGCTAAGCAATGGCTAGGTCTCCGTCAATTTCGATTGGTTCCCACTCAGAAGCTCGTCGGGTTGAGATGGAGAAAATTTGATTTTTCTGGCTCTCCGATAGGGAGTCAAGGAATGGGTCAAGATCTCCCTCTCGGTGAATCTCAGTTCCGTCATTGAAGTATATGAGGAACTCTCGATGCTCTGTTTTCTGTCGCTGGCGGATCAGCATGAGCTCGTCTTCTCGCTGAGCAGCAAGCTCTTCGTACTTCTTCTTCCAATCAATACTCATTTTAGGTTCCTCTCGGTAGGTATTACTGGCAAGCTTCAATGTTACCAGTCATGATGGCAAAAGCCAAGGAGTTCGCGATCACAAGAGCAAATAGAATTGCCGTAAGAGCTTGGTCTAGCTTATGAGATGGCTTAGGCTCTTCCATCACTCCGACAATCTTAGCTAGGGCTAAAGTATCATCACTCATTGGTGTCCTCCAATATTTGTACGAGCTTATTCTTTGCGACTTCATGGGCTTCCGCTTTACCTAGGGACCTAGCCTCGTGCTGTCCGTGAATCCACGGGAAATCCCTTGCCTTCGCAGCTTTTGCGCTATGCCAATTTGCCAGGTCCTTAACCTGAACTTTGAGTCGCTGTAACTCCGCTTCTCTAGCGATCAACTGGTCGAGCAACGCGGGGATCGCCACAATGGACTCTCCATCATGCTTCATGTGCCCAGCCTGAATCTTTACGACAAGCTGATCTCCCCAGGTCATGTATCGGCCATCGTCATTAACTACGCACAGGTCACCCCAATCATCTTCGTGAAGGTATCGGTCACCTGTGGTGATCTTTGAGCGCATTTCTTTTAGCTGTTCGGTAGTGAATGTCATTTTCTCTCCTCTTCCTCAAGTACTGTAATGTCGAGTCCGTATCCGCAGTATCCCACCCCCATTGACCAACCAACTTCAAGGTCGAGAACGTGCTTCATGTTCGCAAGAATGAACCACTTAGTATAGCCATCTTGTGTTTCCACGCTAGTGATTGCATGGTCAATGTTCTGCGGGTGCAAGAAGAACGATTCGAGATTAGTGTAAGCGCAACAGGAGCCATTGTCTGCTATGGCGTATCGCTTCCCGTTGTCTAAGGTAAGGATAAGTCCGGGTTCGATCCTCTCCCAGTAGTAGTCATCACTACAGAGGACTTCCTTCTTCTCGGCCTTGACAATCTTCCTGCCGATCAGGATGTCTTCTAGCTCTTGCACGCTTTTAGGCATAGTGCCGTTATCTTCTTGGTCCTCGCTGAGGGTATCTTCTGGGTATATGCGGTTAGTCATATCCTCCTCCTTCTTGTGTTGGTGTGGTGTTGAGTTTACACGATACTCTCTAGTGTGTCAACTCTTTAGGGCTACTCCTTGAAGCAGCGGAACCTTGCCCTGATAGTGGAAAGCTTACCACCTATGAAATCTCATGTCAACAAAACTCTTCTCTTGGTTTTGCGATTTTGATTTTCATGTCACTCACTTTACACGACTCAGATTAAAAGTCAAACGGGCGCACTAACGGGCGCACAAACGGGCGCACTAACGGGCGGTCTAATGGGCGCACAAACGGGCGGTCTAACGGGCGGTCTAACGGGCGCACTAACGGGCGCACTAACGGGCGCACAAACGGGCGCACAAACGGGCGGTCTAACGGGCGGTCTAATGGGCGCACAAACGGGCGCACAAACGGGCGGTCTAACGGGCGGTCTAACGGGCGCACAAACGGGCGCACAAACGGGCGGTCTAACGGGCGGTCTAATGGGCGCACAAACGGGCGCACAAACGGGCGGTCTAACGGGCGGTCTAACGGGCACCGCCTGCCGGAGCAGCCTCTGACTTAATTACGTCACAGTGACGTTAATGACCCTAAGGTGGAGTCTCCTTAATTACGTCACTCATTAATTCCGTGACGAAAGTGCTAGAGCTCTGCCTAGGCCAATAAAACATCAGGTCACAATAAGTATTGACGCTTCCCTAGGAAAGCCTCGGAGCTGCACTTATATTGATTCTCCTCCCCGCAGAAAGATCTAAAAATCCTAGACCCCAATTCATATTTAATTGCGCCACGTGACGAAAAGGAAAAGGTAATTAAGTCCCCCTAGCGACTGGCCCTTTGATCTCCTGGAGGCTTGCTCCTCTTATTACCCTTTTAATGTACATGTACATGTATATCTCTATGCTATATATTTATGTTTTATTATTTATATGTAATTTATTTATATTTTATTATTTATTATTTATTTTTTATATTTATTATTTATTATTTATTATTTATTATTTATTATATATTATATATTTATATTATATTTATTTATTATTTATATTTATTTATTATTTATATATTATATTTTTACTTATCACTTGTGCTACCTGTAGCAGACGTGCTATGTATCAAACTATCTACTTAGGTTAGGTTTACCTAACCTAACCCATATCTATATAGATATTACCTTACCTACTTAGGTAAGGTTACCTTAAGTATTTAGGTATCTATAGATACCTATGTACATACATGCGCACGCGCGTGATACCGGCTCCGCTGTCTGTTTGTCAACTTTTTGAGCAATTAAATTCATGTGACATTCATCACCTAAAAATTGCTTGGGGTTGGTTTGCATTTTTCAAACAATGGGGTATAGTTCTAGTTATCGGCAACGAAAACAGCAGGAAATAACCCGCTGAATTTAATTGTCCGATAGCTTGCAATAGCTTTCATTGTGTGCCACAATTGGAAGTGCAAGCAACACTAACCACAACTCTGAAAGGGATAGTCAACATGACTAACCTTAAGTTCCCTAGTTCGGCCTACAAGCCACTGTGGAGGAATTTCCCTAACCCCGGTAGCCGTAAATTTGCTTATGCTACTACCATGGAAACAATGGCAGATACTAACGGTAATCTTGTTTTTGGTATCTATCACCACAACTCACTAATTGCCGTAATTGGTGAAAATGAGGTATCTGTGAGTGCCGCGGGTTGGGCTAGTCGTACAGCGGCTGACCGGATCGACCGCATTCTGTGGGATAACGCTACCGGTTCCCGCGGCGTTAACCGCAAAGGGGAAGCTCAGTTTATCAACTTTTCTAGCGGCGAACTAACAGACATGCCATACAATGAGTTTGTGACCTATCCCACAAACAAAGCCATGAATTTAATTGCCTAAAAATTTGCCAGACTTTCAGAAGTGTGGTTAAATAATAGTTGTAAGGCAGAAAGCCTTAAACACCTAAGTTTCTTGAAAGGAAACACCATGTTAGCTATCCATGAATTGATCGTCGGATCGTCTGTAGATATTGAGCACGACGGAAACATCTACAAAGTCCACGCGGAAACTCTATTTCACTTGATTATTCGTAAGGTGGGTGAACGGGAACAATATATTTATTCTGTCAACGGCAGAAATGTGCGACCGGGCAAAAACACCAAATGGACAAACAAAAACGATCAGGCTAGTGAGCTCTTAAAAGTCGGTGCGAAAGCTTCAGGGCTGCTACTTTCTCGCTAACCCCCTCCCCCTTAACGGGGGTAGGCACTAGGCACATTCTTGCAACAACGTTAGAATGTGTGTAGGCTTACCCTAGTAGGCAACTCCCCCTAAGTTTCTTGAAAGGAAACACCATGTTTAATCTATCAACCGCTATCAACGAAGTAGTTAACGATGTTGTCCGTGATTCGTTCGCTACGTCCGCACACTATGCCGATGAATATGAAATGATTATCCTTGAGGCCGTGACCGAATTTTTTGACCAAAATTCCAGCGCGATTGACGAAGATTACGCCGATAGGCTGGTAGATTACGCCGATAATGTGGAAGAACTCAAAGCAGAAATTTTTGAGGAGTACGCACAGGTGCTCATCAGTGATTATCTGGACTCTGACGTGCTCACTAATGCGCTACGCGAAAACTGTGACCTATCCATCGTATACACTGAAGATGTTTTCCGCTTTTACATGGAGAATATGAGCGAATGCGACGAAGCGTTAAGCGAACTAGGAGGAGCCGATCAATATGGTTCGATCAGTGAAGCCCTAAGTGTGGCCGTAGCTTTCGTCCGTGAACGTCAAGCGGCGGAAGAGCTAACAGAAACACTAGAAACTATCCACGACAGTCTAGACTGTAGCTTAATTGAGCTTTAACCCCCTCCCCCTTAACGGGGGTAGGCACTAGGCACATTCTTGCAACAACGTTAGAATGTGTGTAGGCTTACCCTAGTAGGCAACTCCCCCTAAGTTTCTTGAAAGGAAACACCATGTTAGACTCATTTTATGAGTGGTTAGACGACTTTTCGCTAGAATGCGATAACGGTCGAGGCTATGTGTCAATTGCTGAACCCCTAGACGTCCACATTGAGAGCGCGGAAAACGTAGGGCATGAACTAACCTTTAACCCCCGCGTGTTGTCGGATAATATCGAACACCTGCTAAGGAATTATCCTGATCTAAGCGGCTGCGTAGATACGGCATTTCATGAGGATTGCTTGCATATTGATTTTTTCATTGGTGAGAATATCGCAGATGAAAAACAACTGGAAGACTGTTTTAATCGTGCTTGGGGTGCTATTGCAACTGTTCTAAACTCACTTGATCCGGGTTCTTTTGGTAGCGCATATTTGTTCGATATGCAAGGAATGACCACCCTTAAGGGGTACGACGAATGTCCAGACTGTGAGTTTTGCGGTGAACCTCTAGATTATTGCTTGGGTGGCCATGAATGGATTGAGGAAAACTAAACTAACCCCGTTTGGGGGTGGCGGGTTGACTCACTCCCCCTCCTGTGGTTAAATAATAGATATCAGGCAAAAGCCTTAAACACCTAAGTTTCTTGAAAGGAAACACCATGTTTGAAGTAACAGCCCCTTTCCACCGCGAAATTATCTATCGCGTTTGGTGCTGCCTTGAAAGCAAAAACCACCCCGGCGCGTCCAGTGTGAACGATGAAACTACCGGCGTAGGAGTTGACACTGTAGGGCACTATGCCGATTCATGTTTCGTCGGTGGTGACTGTCCGCCACTTGAAGTTCACCCCGGCGAAGTGTTGGTCGCCCCCCGTCGTGATGGTGGGTTCCCGGTAATTCTAGTTTCTAGTGCGGTGCAAAACTGGCTAGAACAATACGGTAACAATGACGGTATTTTGGGTGTATGGTAGGGTAGTCGAACGGATACCGCAGTTCAGACGTTAGCGGATGATCTCACGCTCTTGCCCTTGGTCATTCCCGCGGCGAGTACGATATTTGGGACGTGGCTAACGGTTGCTGCGTTCCGCTATCGGGACAACAACAACAACAACAACAACAACAACTAAGCCCCCTAAGGGGGCTCGAAAGGAACTTTTACTATGTCTATTTTCCACACTGTACACGATAGCTCACTAACCACCATTGAATGCACTACCGGCGAAATTGTTAGGGTCGGCTATGATGAAATGCCCGAATGCCCACTAGATTGGGATGTCTTTGGGGCTAGTGCTTGCAGGCGTGTTGACCGTCACCATGATAGCGACTTTCTAGGCGATGACGACACTGTAACAGCTTATAGGGATCATTTGGCAGATATTGACGAATGGGAAAACGAAGTTAGCGAACTGGCTAACGAAAAAGCGGATGATGAGGGGGTAGACGTTTTTGATAGCAATTGGAACCACACCCCCGAATATATGGACATCTGGCAAGACGTTGTCTTACACTACCGCCCCATGCCGGAATGTCCGGTTATTGTTCGCCGTAGCGGAGAATGTGAGGCGATAGTCAATAAAGTTCAACCCGATTTCATGCGCGGTGTTGTGCTGGCTGATTTGGCTCATGACGTGCTAGAAACATTTGAGCAGTGGGCAGATGGCGAGGTATATATGATTGAGGTTGAACACCCGAACGGTGACACTGATGTTATCGGGGGTATCTATGGTGATATGCCCACCACGGAACAAGACGTTCAAGATTATTTGTGAATATAATTCCTTGAAACAGTTGCGCTAGTTTTTGTTGTGTGTCATAATTAAAGGGTAAGGCACACAACAACGCAAAGGAAGTAAAAAATGTTCGCACTTATCATTATCGCAGGGTTCACCGTTTCCGCTCTGGTTCTTGTTTTCGCGGGTTGCGCTATCGTTTCCGCCGCCAAGGACGCTAAGCGCAACAACGCGCGTAAGCTGGCTAATGAAGCTCTGCGACGCGCACGTGTTGAGGATCACTTCAACGGTTCTCAGATGGCGTGGGTACGCAACGAGAACTGCACCCTTAACGGCGCACGTCGTACTGTTAACGGGTTCTAAATTCCATGGTGGGGAGCGCATACCATAATAACGCCACTAACACAACACCACACCACGACACCTTTAAGGGGTTACCATGCTAGAACTTATTCACCACGTGTTCACCATCATTGTTGTTCACGATTATATCCCCCTCAGCGGTGGGGTAATCATGGAAGACTCCCCCGTCCTTGAATTGGCTTATAAGATTGCAGGGTTGTAAACATGAGTGTCCCAAAGTTCAGCGCCCAAGCGGAGAATATGCACACCGCGCCCAAAGCAGACCATAAAGCACCCCGGCCGGTATTTATTGCCCCTGACACGATCGGAGAATAGAATGAGTGTTTTTCATGGGGATGGTGAAATGTCAGTATCAACCACTAACGCGGCTCTACAGTGGAACTCTGACACCCCGTTCCATAGTGAGACGAAGACATACGACGCAATGAACGCTACGTTCATCAATGGTTATCTCAGCAGTGCAGAGCTTTCCCAGTTCCTAGCGGATAGTAGGCAAGGCATGGAAGATAGCTAGAAACTAAGCCCCGATAATCGGGGGTTTATTTTTATGAATTTAATTCGCTCAAAAAGTTGCGTTGTTGAGGTGGGTGTGTCATAATTAAAAGGTAAGAAAGAAACAACAACGAAAAGGAAATGAAGACATGTACGCACAGTTTGTTAAGTCCATTCAGATCAGCGGTTCCCGTTTCGACCTTATGAAACTTGATGGGGTTGCTACTTGGTGCTATGAATCTGGCGCTATCGTCAAAAACGATGACACTTTGGCGTTAATCGCGCTTAACGTTTAAGGTGAGTTTTAAGCCCCCTTTAAGGGGGTTTATTTTTATGTCTAGGGTGGAGCGGATCTGCTACACTATAAATTTTTCCCGTTGGGGGTAAACGTGACAGTGACGTTAATAGGCCATAGGGGAGTGACCAACACTGCTTTTAGTCTGTTAGCGGGGCATAGAGGCCTTGTTTTGAGGGTCAATGTTCGCGATGATGGTTATTGTCGTGACGTAATGACGTCATCCCGGGGGTGCTGTCCGTTGTGCTTTTTATGGTGCGTTGTGGTAGGGGGTTGTGTGGAGTAGGGGGTACTATAGGGGGTAGTTTGTGCGTGCTTAGGGGGTAGTGTAGGGGGTAGGTTATATAGTAGGTGTGCTCTATAGGGGGTTATGGAGTAGGTGTGCTATATATAGGCTATATATGTAGGTCTATATAGGTAGGTGCTATATGTAGCACGTGTGATATATGGCCTTAGTGAGTAGGTGTGCTACCTATGTAGCATATGTGATATATAGTAGGTGTGCTATGTAGTAGGTGTTCTATATAGTAGTCGTGCTATATGTAGCGCATGTGATACGTTAGGTGTGCCTCATGTTGTTCGATAAGGTGTGCCTAAGTTAGGTGTGCCTATGTAGCGATGGTGATACATGTAGCTAGTGTGATACGTTAGGTTACCCTTAGTTAGGTGTCCCTTACTTAGGGTCACCTTAGTTAGCGGTTGTGATATGTAGCGGGGTTGCTACTAAGTGTTACCTTACTTAGGCTAGACTAACTTAGGGTTGGCTTAGTTGTTAGGTATGCCTTAGTTAGGCTGGCCTTACTTAGGTATGCCTTTGTTAGGTTCGGCTTAGTTAGGCTAGGCTAAGTATCGGGGTTGCTACGTGTTGAGGTTAGGCTTGGCTTAGTTAGGGTTGGCTAACTAAGGGTTGCCTTTGTAGCACACATGAAGCACGGGACACATAACGTTTGATTGGGAAACCATTGGGGACACCAACGATTGGGTAGGACAATGATTAGGGGAGGGGGTGGGACTCCCCCCGCACCCCGAAAGCCCGGCCCCTTCGGTGC